TTGAGTTTGTTCATTCATTAGTTCTTGTTTTAAAGTTATTAGTGATTTCATCCTACCATCTCCATAAACATATTATGTAATAGCTGTTTATAGTTTGTTATTGCTACTTTATTCAGCGTATATTCAACTTTTTCTATTGGAACAATAAAATATATTACTGAATTAGAAACTCTTGTTAAAACAGCGTTTTTGAGCAAATTAAGATATATTTCTACTTTATCTCTATCATCTTTCCAGAATTCTTTACATATTTTATCTATTGATTCTAAGTTTATTCCATTTATTAGCATATTAATTGTATCTTCTACTAAGTTAATTATTTCTTCTAAATCTTCTTTTTCCTTATATCTTTTTAAGATAGTAGGAGTTAACATTGCATTTAAACTCATTTTTAAGCGATTTAACAGCTCTTTATCAAAGTTTAATATATTTATATACTCTTCTATGTTTTCGCTTGTATATGCGCTTATATTCATGTTATAAGCTCTTGATACTAATGTACCTAAGAAATTATAAGCCGATGTTGTTACTACAATCTTAACTCCTTTTGGTGTTTCTTCTGCTATCTTTAATAAAGCTGCTTTTGCTGCAGCTGAAGATTTATCAAAATCTTTAAAATGGTAAAGACAATTATTATCTTTATTACTTGATTCTACTAATTGTCTTATAGTATCAACTTTATTATCTAATAATACATATTCCATATCATAATGATTTGCTATGTATTTTGTTAAATATGTTTTACCATAATTAGTAGGACCTTTTATTATAATAAAGCTACTATTATCTAATTTACCATTATCTATTAATTCTTTATTCTTTTCTTGTCCTACTAAATACATCTTTCCATCACCCATGCTTCCATTAATACTTTAATATCCATCTTAGGAGCATTTATTACATTGTATAATTTTTGTACATAGGATCTAATGGTATTAGTCATTGTTGTAGAACATCTATTTAATATATCTTCAGGTAGATTAGATATTGATTTATCTCCTAATACTAAATATTTTTGAATATTTAATAAGAATTCAAAATACATATTAAGTAATAAACTCATATCTATTCCACTCATAAAGAATGAATTAAGCATATCTAATGCTTTTTTACTATCTTTATTTAATAGTAATAATGTGAAATCAAATAATTCATAAGGAGTAACTCCACTTGATAATACTGTTACTACATTTTGTAAAGATAAATTGTTATTATATTGTAAACATTTATCTAATGTAGTTATAGCATCTCTCATTCCGCCTTGTGCTTGTTTTGCTATATATTCAATTGCAGTATCTTCATAAGATATTTTATTTATGTTTTCATTATTTTCTGAATCAATTATATATTTTAATCTTTTGATTATACCTTCTTTAGATATTCTTTGAAAGTTATATCTTTGAACTCTTGATAATATAGTTCCAGGAATTTTCTGTGGATCCGTTGTACAAAATATAAATACTGTACTCTTTGGTGGTTCCTCTAATAATTTTAACATAGCTTGCCATGCTGCATTTGATAAACTATGACATTCATCTATAATATAGATCTTATATTTACTATCCATTGATTTGAATTTAGAATCTGTTATAATTCTTCTTACATCATCTACTGAATTATTACTTGCTGCATCTAATTCTATTGGATTGCCTTGTCCTTCATTTATCATTCCTGCTACTATTCTTGCACAAGTGGTTTTACCTGTTCCAGCTCCTCCACAAAATAAATATGCATTTCTAATATCATTACTTTTGATTTGATTTTCTATTATAGTCTTTATAGCACCTTGTTCAGATACATCTTCAAACTTTTTTGGTCTGTATTTATTTGCAAGTGGCTGTGCCATGATATTACCTCCTTAAATCCATTTACTTGTTTCTACAGGTTTTCCATAAGTACTTTGCATTTTCTTTGAAGACATATAATAATGTCCTTTTTCTGCTAATCTTTCACAAAATTCACTTAATGCAAATCTTGTTTTATCAGTCTTGTCAAAATACTTTTTATTCAATTTACTACAACTTTTAGGTTCATTATTTTTGTAACTTAATAACATTGTAACTAATGTAACATATTCACTTTGTGGAATTGCTAACTTATTAGTTAATTTTCCTCTTAAAGCGTAATCCATTGCTTCCATTAAGGTATATCTTTTCTTTCCTGTGATATTAAATAATGTCTTAGGAACTGAAACAGCTACACCCTTTTTTGACAATAATGATCTAGCATAATCTCTTGAAAACTCCATCATAAATATCCTCCTCTCTCTGGTTTCGTTAAATTATATTCTCTATGTTCTGCTTTATATTTTTCTAAATATTTCTGAGCTTCTCTAAATACCTTATCGAATTCCATACCTTGAAAACATTTTAAGTTAATTAATTTATCTTCTAGTATCTTTCTTCTACAAATATTTAACTTATATTGTTGTCTATCTGCTGTTAAAGGATATTTATGAAATATTAATTCTAAATATAACTCATCACATAGATTAAACACATTTCTCATTAGCTTCTCATTAGGTGTTTCTTTAAACATTGAAAATAGATCATCCATATTAATTCTCCTCTAATTTTTCGATTAATATCTGCATTAACTTTTTATCTATAATGAAATAATCTTCTCCATCTCCAAAATCAAAAGCTAAACTTGAATATGATTTACCCATTGCAAATCTTTCTTCTTTTAATTTATCTAACCATTCTTTTTTTATAGATACTGATTTTGATGTTGTTGTTTTTGTTTTGCATTCTATTAACATTGAATCTGTACTTATATCACCTTTATAGAATCTTGTTGCTCCAGAATTACTAGTAACTTTACCACCAATATCTTTTGCAACTCTTTTCTCTTGTTTAGAGCTGTATTTTCTAGTATTCACTATTACCACCTCTATATTAATTATACGACAAATAAGCTTTTAGCTTTTCATATAATTCTTTATTCTCTTTTAATAATTGTACTAGTTGACTTCTACCTTGAATCTTTCCATCATAATCTGTAACTTCTCCTGTTTCATAATTAATAAAATGAATATAGAAGAAAGCTCCTCTTTGTTCAATAATCTCATTAGCCATTAATACATCTATTGTATCATTTATGAAGTCTATTCCTTCAATATAATTTAATGTATAATAACCAACTCTTCTATCATTTCTACATACTTTAGATTTTTCTATAGATACTTGAACTAAATTACCTGCTGGATTCACAGCACTATTATTTAATTCTTTATTATTTACATCTATATATTTACCCTTTTGAAACATTAGTCTTACTGAACAATTATGTTTAAATCCTCTTCCGCCAGGTGTTACAAATTGATTATAAGGATTATTAAGATCTTCTCTTACTTGATTAATCATTATGCACATACAATTATATTTACCTAATAATGGAACTACAATATTACAGAATTTTGTTAATGCCATTGCTATTCCACCATAAGTTTTTTGTTCTATAGATCCTTCCATTGCTTGTTTTGATACTAATTGAGCTACAGAATCTAAAACTAATAAACCTACTTCTCCAGTTTCTACTACTGATTTCATTATATCAAATAATTCTTCAGCATATTGATCTTGTGGTTTTATTAATATTAATTCTTCTACATTTACTCCTAATGTTTTAGCCCATTTTACATCAAATGTATTTTCTGCATCCACAAAACAAACTTTTCTTCCTTTTCCTTCTTTTTTAAAATATTCTTGACAATTTTTAACCATATCTAATGCTGTTGTGGTTTTACCTGATCTTTCTGCTCCTGCAAATTCAATCATTCTTCCCATTGGTAAGCCACCATATAGCATATAGTTAATTCTTGGAGAAGAAAATGGAACTAATTCATATTTAATTAAAGAAGCATTATCTCCATTAAAAGCGATTTCTTCTTTATATTCTTTATTTATGTTTTTAATTAATTCGTCTAATTTACTCATAATATTTCCTCCAAATGAATTGTACAACTAAATAATATAATTTCAAATAATTCTGGTTCATCAAAACATTCTAAGCATGCTTTTACATCTGCATAACTTTGATACCAGTTAGCTTCCATTATATCATCACATAATTCTCCATCACCAGTATCATATTCTTGAGTTTCTTTATTTCTAATAACATAATAGTTATTATTTCCTCCAACATATCCAGTTATTGGTTTTCTATGAATAGATTCTACTAAAATCATCTTCTACCTCCTTGTGATATTTGATAATCAGCCATTCTTGCATCAAATATTCTTTTTAAACTGTTAATCATTTCTTGAGCCATATCTATTTTTGATTTAATCATTTTATATGCTCTATTATATATGATCTGATTAATTGCTTCTTCTATTGATGCTCCTTCAGCTGATGTATTTTTATCTTGTATTGTTCCAATAGCTCTTTCTCTTGCTATAATAAATGCTTCTTTTTTAGCCATTTCTGCAATACTTTCTCTAATACCAATTACTTCTTGTCCTTCTGTTACAAAATATAAACATGAAGGAAGTTGAGCTAATAGATCTTCAATTTCTTGATTAGTTATTTTATCAGGACTATTAAAGATATCTCGGCATATTTGCATTTTAGAATCTAAAGGAGATGTATATTGTTTTACAATTTCATATACAATATCTTCTATTACTTTACTATTCTCCTGAATTGTTTGATTCAGGATTTGATTCTTTGTTAGCTTCATTAGCTCTTTCCTCCCTTGTCCTCCTAATTAATTCACACATTACACATCCCTTAAACTTTTCATTTTGCATCCATAGACTAAATCTATGACATTCAGGACATCTATGTTTAGGAGTTTTTCCAAACATTTTCTTTAATTGTTTTTTATCATTTTCATCTCTAAGCTTCTTCGCTAGACTTCCCATCTTCTTTTCCCTCCAATTCTATTCCATAGAATAATTTAAACCAATCATCTGCATCCATAGTTATTAACCATTTAGTATTATTTTTCCTATGTGCTACTATTGGTATATCTCCATGATTTTTATTATCTCTTTTAGCTTGCTTTACTGCTTCATGTATATTAAGTTTTTCTACTCTTTTAACTTCTATATGTATTCCAGGTATTCCTATTACATCAGCTAATGATCCTAATTCTTTGCCATTATATTGAGCAGTTCTTCTAGTATCAAATCCTTTACCTTTACAATAATTGGAAAATTCTCTTTCACCAGCTGCTCCTTTTTTCTTTCCATTTACCATTATTTTCCTCCTAAAGATATTTATTACAATGTTCTTTAAACTTGCAATATTGACAAATCTTTGCTGATGGACCTGTTACTCTATCTTGTCCTCCAACATAGTTTGGATCTATATCTTTGTTTGTTATTTTTGGTGGTACTTTATCTTCTTTAAGATATTGTTCTACTTTTTCTATTTTATCTGTTACTTTAAACTTTTTATCATCTTCTGTAACATGATAATGAAATGCTTTATGATTACAAAAGTTTCTATCTTCATAAACAAATAATGTATCAGGTATTCCAAAATTAAGGGCATAACATGCTGCTTGAGATTGATGTATTACTTCCTCATGTTCTCTTGTTTGAAACTTTTGACTTATTTCTGTTTTAAACTCAAAAATAAAATATTTATTTTCAGGTATATATTTAATAATACCATCTGTTAGGAAACTCATATTATATCTTTTATTAAAGCATTTTGTTTCCATTCCCTTTTTCTCTATTATTTCTATATCAGCTAGATTATGTTCTTTAACATATGTTTCTACATCTATATATTCAAATTCCATTCCTAGATTTTTCATTGCGTCTAATACATGCTGTATTCTATCATGTCTATCTGTTCCTGATTCTAATATTCCTATTCCTGATGCTGTTTTATATTCTTCTTCAGGATCAATTCCTTTTCTTGTAAAATACATTTGTCTTAAACATACAAGTGAACTTGGTTTATAATAGATAGATGGTTTATATGGTGGTTGTATTTTTACATAAGCTTCCTCTATCCTTTGTAAAAATAAAGAGGCTATGTTTTTACTAGCCTCCTCTTTCTTGATTAGATTAGAGACTGAAAATAATCCTCTAGCCATTGATCTAATCCTCCATCATAAATGATACTATTTGAGTTATATTTTTATCTATAATCTTTATAGAATCTTCAGCTCCACCAAACTGAATCTCTATTTCTTCATCTGGCAATGATTCTATTTGTGCTTTTAAATTAAGAATACTTACAGAACAATTAAACTCAGTTAATCCTTCAATAGCTTTAACATATTTTACATCTTCATCTCCAGTTTTCTTTTGAGATGTAATTTTCATCTTATCAGGTAAGAATAATATATTAATTGAATTACTATCATATTCAGATACAAATAAACTTAAACGATCTAATAAGCTTAATAAATCTCTTTTCATAATGTTTACTTTATAAGTAAATTGTTCGTTTAATTTACTTTTAATTGGTTCTAAAGGATATTTATCTAGATCTTCTCCTGTGATTCCAACTAATTTAAAATTATCTCCAATAATATAAAGATTATTTCCTTCTTTATAATATTTTGCTTTATCATAATCAAGTCCAATTAGAATATTACCTAAATCTTTACTAATAAATAATTCTGAATCTTTTAATTCTTCATTATTCTCAATTGATGTAATCTTATATGCATTAGTAGCTAAAACTATTTCTTTTAAATAATAATTATTTAATTCAGGAGCATCAAAATTATCTGGAATAGCTGATCTACATACAGCTAATTTCTTTCTTAATTCTTTTAAATTAATTTCTTTTTCAGCTTGTTTTTCATCAATTGCTATTTCAGGGAATTTAATTATTTCTCCACTTTCATCTACTCTAATATCTAAATAATAAATACCATTACCATTTATCATTAAAGCTTTATCTGTTATATCTAATTCAATATATTCAGTTGTTATTTTACTAATTAATGAATTAAATATATTAGCATCTACTACTACGCGCATTTCTTGATCATTGTCTTTAATTTTAGCAGATACAAACAAATTAATAACATTTTCATTTGTAGCTCTTATAATAAGATCTTCTTTATTAATATTAATTTCCATTAATTCTGTTAAAGGAAGCATTTTATTAAAAGAACAAACACTAAATGCTTTATTTGTTAATTCTTTTAAAACTTTAGTTTCAATTTTAATCATTTCTTTTCCTCCTATTTAATATTTCTAGCTACTATTTCAGAAGCTTTTCTTTCAAACTCTTGACGAGCTTCAATGTTCTTTCTTAGTGTTTTTGTCATAAATGTAACATTAGTTGATCCCTGAGCTTTAACTCCTCTAGCGCTAACACATCCATGTTTCATATTAAGATTAACATATACTTGCTCAGATCCTGTTGCTAATGATATACATTCAGCAATATCAGATGCTAATTTTTCTTGAAGTTGTAATCTTTTTGAGCACATTTCTACTATTCTATATAATTTACTTAATCCAAGTACTTTAAATGTACCATCTTCATTTTGAATTGGAATATAACCAATAACAGCAGATCCATCGAACATTAATGCTAAATGATGTTCACAATGACTATAAATGTTTTCTTGATATATTGTTACTATTGGATCATAACCTACTTCAAAAGATTTATTATATTTTTCAGCTATTTCTTTATTAGTATAATTATTACCTTCTAATAATTCTTGCCAATATCCTGCTACTCTTTTTGGAGTTTCTTTTAATCCAGGTCTATCTGGATCTTCACCCATTGCAATTAGAAGATTTTTAACTGCTTCCTTTGTTGCTTCAAAATCAAATTTTCTTTTCTCTTCCATTTTATTCCTCCTAAACTCCTTGCTTATTTCCCCATACTAATGTATGTATTTGTGGTAGAATAAATACTCTTTTCATATCTGAATTAGATACTCTTTCAATTAGTTTTTCATAATCTTTTAAAACTCTTTGTGATATATCTCCTTCTTCTGATGTATTAGTATTTCCTACACTAAGGTATAAATCAATATCTACACCCTTTCTTCTGTAATAATCTACCATTGTATAATATTTCTCTGCGAATTGAAAATCTTCTTCATTAAATATAGGTATCTTTATTGCTACTTTACCTTGTACTGATTCCATTAATTTTAAATGTCTATTAACAGATTCATATACATCAGGTTGATGACTTGATGGCGCTTTAGGACTTATTACTAATAAATCTACATTTAATAACCATTGTGGTAATTTACTACCTTGAGTTTCTACATCTACTGTAATTCCTTGATCATGTAGATCTAATACTATTGCTTCAAAATCATATAAACAAGGATTTCCACCTGTTAATACTACATTTGTACATCTTTCTATAGAACATCTTTTAATTAATTCATCTGTTAATTCTTTTGTTCCATATCTTTTTGTGTTAGAATCAACTTTCCAAGCGAATTTACTATCACACCAAGCACAATTAAAATCACAACCAACTACTCTAACAAATAAGGTTTTCATTCCTGCATGAGGTCCTTCTCCTTGAATGGTAGGTCCAAAGATTTCAGCTACTGGAATCATTAAATATCTAACCTCAATTGTTCAGGTCTTTTCCATGTAGCATGTGAATTAGTTGTTTCCCATAAGTTAACTTCTACTACATCTACATCTGTATAACCTAATTCGTTTTTAATATAACTATCAATTAGTTCTGCAAAATATCCTACCATATTTTCTGCAGTTGTATCAAATGGATAAGCTACATATTTTAATTCATATTTATCTAATACAGCTACTAAATCTTTTTCTACTTCACTTGGATTTGCTCCATTGAATACAAATCTATGATCTGGTACTATTTCTTTAATAGCTGTTTTTAGATCTTTAAAATCCATAACCATTCCAAAATGATCATCATGTTGTTTACTTTCTACTGTTACTTCTATCTTATAACTATGCCCATGTAAATTACCACAAGGACCATTATATCCTGGTAATAAATGAGCTGTTTCAAATTCTTCATGTCTTGTTACTCTCATAATAATTCCTCCTTGATATTATTATACGACTTTAATACATTGTTTTATTTTCTGTTTTAGCTTTAAATTCTTTAAATGCTTTTATAGTTTCATCTCTATCCATTGGTGTTAATAATAAAGTAGGATCTATCATATTTTCTGATAAATGTTTTAAATAAACATAAATCTTATCATCTCTAAAACCAATATTAGCAGCATCTTCTTTAGTATTACCATAATAGACATCTGTAATATTTGCCCATATAATTGCTGATAAGCACATAGGACAAGGATAACATGATGTATATAAAACACATCCACTTAAATCAAATGTATTTAGATTCTTACAAGCATCTCTAATAGCTTGAATCTCAGCATGAGCAGTAGGATCATTAGTTTCAACAACTTGATTATGACCTACCCCTACAACTGTTCCTGACTTAACCACTACTGCACCAAAAGGTCCACCATGATCAGTTAGTAAATTCTGTTTAGCCATTTCATCTGCTATCATCATAAATTTATTCATGTATTCCACCTAACCCTTCATTATTTTGTTCTATTGGAAATACTATCCATTTATCTTCTTTTTCTTTAAACCAATAATCAGGTTCTACTTTAGATCCTTGTTTATAATAATGAGTTGCTATTGTATATCCTTTATTTCTCCAAGCTAATGCTGTATCTCCTGTATCACATATATCATCAATACATAAACATCCAACTTGAGGAGCTCCTAGAAAAGGAATATTATATCTATTTGATATTATTGCTGCATATATTATTCCTCCTCTAGCTGGTCCATATACTCCATTAAATTTTTTAAAGTTATCTGTCTCTTTTGCTAAATGAGCTATAAAATCTTCTACATCATTCCAAGTAACAAATTCTTTTATTACAGTTTTATCTCTTTCATCACGAAGATTTCCCATAATAACCTCCTATTCAGCATATCCTACTGGATCTTCTATTCCATTAGCTTCAAATGCTGCTCTTCTATCAATACAAGTACCACATGTACCGCATTGTTTTTCTCCACCTTCATAGCATGACCAAGTTAAATCATAAGGTACTCCTAATTCTAATCCTGTTTTAACTACAGTTGCTTTATTCATATTAATTAAAGGTCTTGCTACAGTAATTTTTCCATAAGTACCAATATTAATAGCTTGATTCATTGCATCTGCAAATTCTGGTGAACAATCTGCATAAGCTTGTCCAGCTGCATCATCTGCATGTGCTCCATAATATATTTCTACTTCTTCACCTGGGAATATACTATCTGCATAAGCTGTTGCTATTGCTAATAATAATCCATTTCTAAATGGTACATAAGTAGCTACTCTACCTTCTCCATGTTCAGCTATTTGTTCTGCATATGAAGCATGTTCAATTGCTTCCCCGCCTTTCATTAATGTACAAACATCTTTAGCATATTTCATTACATTTGAAATATCTTCTTCAATATGTCTTACATCATAATATTCTGCTACCTTTCTTGCACATTCTAATTCTTTGTCATGTTTTTGACCATAATATAATGAAGCAGTAACAACATTTTCTTTACCATATTTATTTACAGCAATTCCTACACATGTTGTGCTATCTACTCCACCACTATTCAATACTAAAGCTTTCATTTTATCTCCTCCTTATTAAAATAATGCTTTTTCTCTCTTACCATTATTATACGACTTTAATGTATTTTTAAAGTATTTATTCTCTATATATTTAATATTAGCTAACATTCTAACGTCATCTTTATCTAAATCTTCAGGATTTATATCTATTGATTTAAAATATTTATCTAATACTTCTTTAGATTCTTTATTATAAACACCATAATGATGTTTATCTGCTTTATTCCCAAATCTTATGATTCCATAAGGTGTATCTACACCACCATTTACAGATGTTTGAATATAATTACTAGAATCTCCTGCATCAGCTGGATAATTTTTAAAATAATAATCTGTAGTAGTTCCAAATAAGTGTACTTTTACCTCAGGATAATATTGTTTTATTATTGGAAATACTCTTTTCATAAATGCTTCCTTTGTAGCTTTATTCTTTTTAACTAATCCACCTAACGCTATTCTTTTCATTATATCTTTATGCTCTGATCCCCATTTTAATGCTTCAATAAGATATTCAATAGGTTCTCCTACATGAAATGTATATACTAATTTATCTTTATAATTTATTCTAGAAATCATATCATAATAATTTTCTAATGTTTCTTTAGCACTTTTTTCTACAACTTCTGTTTTATTTCCAATTGGAATCACATCCAGTTGTCCAAAATAATCAATACAATCTCCATATTCATTTATAAATTTAACATAATCATCTACATTTACTGTAACACCTTTTGTCCAAGCTGTAAATGCTCCACTATCTAAGAATAATTTACCATTAGATAAACCTTCTTTGATTCTTTCTCTTCTTTTATTAAGGATCTTATTTACTATTGTTCCTTTATCAAGATAATATGAAAACAATAAATTAAGATTATTATTAATACAATAATCCATGCATAAGTCTCCACCTGCTGGTTTTACCATATAATATTCCATGTATTCACTTCCTATTCTATTTCTATACTAGGTCCATACCAATATTCTGATACTTCTGCATCACATTTCATTGGTACTGAACATCTATCATTTGCTTTTATCATTATATTACTAAGTAATTCTCTTACTTTTTTAATGTTTTCTCTAGGACATTCTCCTATATTTTCATCATGCACTGACATTAATAATCTAAAACCTAAATCTTTAAGTTCTTTATTATTAAATAAAGCAACCATTGCTCTTTTTGTCATATCAGCTGCTGATCCTTGTACTATACCATTAACTACTTGTCTTTCTGATTCTGCTAAATAACCACTATTATCTGTTATTATTATTCCTTCATTTTGAGCTTGATATACTATATTCTTTCTTTGTGAATAATTAGCTTTTTCTAATTGCTCAATATAATAATCTTTAATGTTTTGTGGTACTTCATTATCTATATCATCATTTGAATCAAATAATGGATCAAAGTTTGTAGGTCTATTTATTCCATATTTAAACTCATATTTATCTTTTTGAATATGTTTTAAATATCTTCTTCTACCCCATAATGTTGTAGTATAACCTATTTTCTTTGCTTCTACTTTTGATTTTTCTATATATTCCTTCATTTTAGGAAATGCTTCAAATAATGAATTAGATAAGTTTTTAGCTTCATCTATACTTATTCCTAAGTTTTCTGCTACAGATGCATCTCCTCGACCATACATTAAACCTAAAACAATTCCTTTAATATGTGATCTTCTTTTTTTACCTTCTTTATTTACAGAACCATCTTCTCTAAATTCTCTACAATCTTCATATGGAACTTTAAATGCTAAACTTGCCATTGTTGAGTATAAATCTTTACCTGTTCTATAGGCATTAATCATATTCTCATCTCCACATAAATGAGCCAATATTCTTGGTTCTTGTTGAGAAAAGTCTGCTCCTACCATATACATACCTTCACTTGCTTTAAACATACATCTTATTCCTGCTGATGTTGGTATATTTTGTAGATTTGGATCTGAAGAACTAAATCTTCCTGTATCTGCTCCATTTTGATTAAATTGAGCATGTAATCTTCCATCATAAGGTTCTATCTTTTTAGGTATTGCATCTATATATGTACTAAGTAATTTATTTACAGATCTATATTCTAATATTGCTTTAGTTAATGGTAAATCAATTTTCTTTAAAGCATCTTCACCAACACCTCTTGGTTTCTCTTTATCTGTATTTACAGCGCCAATAATATCATATAACAATATTGCTAATTGATCATTACTGTTAAAATTAATTGGATCTTGCAATTTAGTATTATAATGAATCATTCTATATTTAATTATTTCATCTTTATACAAATCTATTTGCTCATAAACTTCTGCGGTCAGCTTTTCTATTTTTTCTGTATATTCTGTTTTTAATTTATTAGCTAGATCCATATCAATTGCTACTCCAGTTCTTGTCATAGCTGCTGTTACTTCTATTAATGGAACTTCTGTTTCTATAAATAACTTAAATACATCTGCATTTTCTGGTTTATCAAAGAATTCTTTTTGGTGTTCATATAGTTTATAAGTCATAAAAGCATCTCTTGCTGCATATATATAACCACTCTCTATTGGAACATAATCAAATCTCAATCCTTCAAATAAATCATTAAAATGGCTTAAAGTTTCTATTTTTTCTTTATTCTCTAAATGACTACAATATTTACTATATTGATCTTTTAATGATCTTTGGTTTTCATCATTTGTAATCAAATAACTTGCTACCAATGTATCCCAATAAGGACAATTCATTGGATAACCCAAGAATGTTTGTAATATGTTTAAGTCGAACTTACCATTATGATAAATAAACTTAATATTATTATCAATACATCTTTTCATTTGTTCTTTAACTAAATCTAAATTAGCTTGATTTTCTATTCTTGTACCATATATGCTTGATATATGATTTAGAGGGATATAGGAAGCTTTTTCTCCCTCTACATATAAGCATATACCTACTATCTTATCTTCAAAGATATTTAAACCAGTTGTTTCTGTATCTATTGCACATATTCCTGATTCAATTATTTTATTAAAATAATTTACAATATCTTCATCTTTTATTAAGATAATATAATCATTTTGATACTCACCTAAATTATTAGTTACTCTTTCTCTAATTAGGTTTACTCTAGTTAATAAGTTATTAGATTTAGAATTTTTCTTAGGTTGAGTTTTCTTCTCAATCTTTTCTTTTACCTTTTTATCTAATTCTTTGGAACTTCTAGAATAAGTATCAAATAAAGCCATTAATAACCGCCATTATTATTCATTGTTCTACGATTATTATTTACAGGCATTGCTCCAAAGTTATTTTGAACTGGAACTCCTTGTTGTGGATAAATAGGTTGTCCCATTGGTTGTTGCATAGGTTGTTGATAACCTTGCATTGGAGCTTGATTATAATCATTTCTAGGTTGGATTCCATTATTATTAGATGCTTGATTTGCGTTTAAAGGTAAATTACCAGTATTTACATAATTTTGTAATTCATCAAAAGTATAATTCTTAATTATATTCTTTTCTTCTACATCAATATCATCTGGGAATTGATCTAATGGAAGTGGTTGAACTGGTTGTGCAATTATAGCATATTCAGTTGAAGTTGATCCTTTTGCTCCTGATCTTTTAATTAAGAATGGAACATCATGAATAGATCCTTCATATCCTTCTAAATAAGGTTTAATCTTATTCTTGAATTGATTCTCACTTCTTTGCCATATTTGCATATCTCCAGTTTGTTCATTTCTTAAATTGAAATAAACTACCTTTCTTGGAACTTCTCCTGCTGCACATAATGGACATACTGAATTGGGTTGGCTATAATCATTTCTTAAACAACCTATTTGATGATTTCTACCATCTTTCATAATATTATGTACCAAATATACAGGTACATCTTGTAGTGATTTATAAGCAAATCTAACTACAGCTGTGTCTCCATCATTTTGTAATGATAAGAAACTTGTTCTTCCAGCGCTATCTGGAAATGATTCTGCTTGTTGTGCGTTTAATCTTGACATACGCGTTTTCCTCCTTCTTTTTTGCTTCCTACATATATTATACGACATTGAGAAAATAAAAAGAGGATTATCTTGAAAATCCTCTTTCTTCTTGTAAATAATTATTATTAATTTTAGATTTAATTATATCCATTACTGAATTAAATAAATCTTTTGTTAGATTAAGTTTAGAAATAATTTCTTTTGATTTATATCCTTCATAAATCATTGTTAATATACTTGATTCTAATCCAACTATATCACATTCAGTTTTAAACATTTCAATACTAAATTGATCATCAATAAATGGTGGTTCATAATTAATATCATCTTTTAATGCATCTAAGCTACTTGCTTCACTATGCATTTTATACTTTGCAGCTTGCATTGTTTTGTGAAATAAATCATATAATCTATTTTGCAATACTGTTCCATATAATGTTAAAATATTTTGATTTGGTTTTAGTGCTCTTACACTATTCCATAAACATTCCATTGCTATTGATATTCCATCTTCATATTGAATACTTGGATATCTCTTTAAAATAGTTATTGCAAATGCTTTGCAATTATACCATAAGGTATTAAAATACTCTTCTTTACCTGTGCTCATATAAGCCTGAGCTAGCTTACTTAATTCCAATCCCCTATTACTTTGTTTTTCAACATTTTCTTTAATCATAATTTTTAAAACCTTTCTTAAAATAAATTATTTAGTTATAAGATTAATAAGGGTTTAATAATAATTATTTACTTTTTTTCACCTACCTTTACCTTTATCTTCCATCTATTTTTCTTATAACCTAATCTAATTTTATAATAAAGATTTTTAAAAATCAAGAGTTTATGGAAAATTTCTTAAACTTTTTTATCAACTAGCGTCTAACCATTGGTACTGTAAGGAATTCTTGCTCTGTTAAATCATTAACATCTTTACCTTCAAACATGTTATAACTATAAACTATCTTAGTTTTATCTATATGTTCTAATAACTTTTTTGTACCTAATCTTCCTGCTAAATCTCCATCTAAACATATTCTTATTGTTCTAAATGGTAGTTTATTTATTAAATTATATTGATAGTTACTTCCTGTTCCCATTAATGCTATCGCATTATAGCCCCATTTAACAAGCGTTAAAGCATTGAAAAAAGATTCACATATAAATATATCAGGTTTATTATAATCAAGCTCATATACACCATATAATGGCTTATTACGCGCTGATGGTAATATAAACATTTTACCTTTTACAGATCTTTTTGCTATAAATAAACATCTTCCTTTAATATCTCTTACTGGAAATGTTATACAATCTGAATATTTGTCATAACCAATATCATATTTATTTATTATTTCATCTGTTAATCCTCTTTTATACATATAAGGATGATAGAATCTAAATTCTTTTAATAAATCTTCATTTATGAATTGTTGTTGATATGTCTTTCCATATCCTCTTCCGCCAAAAGATACTTGTATATTTCTATTATTAGATACATCAAAATTATCTAATAACCATTTTCTTCCTTCTTCTCCACTATCTTCAAAACCAAGTACTTTGCTTATAAATATATCAAGTGGAGCAGTATATTTACAGGTAAAACAATGAACTGTTCCTGCTGGATATCTTTTATCTCCATCTACTTTATCTTTTATACTTATACCACAACTTGGTCTTCTTTCTTCTCCATGTTTATGAAAAGGACAAGTAATCATAATATTATCATAATCTGGTTTTATATCTCTAAATAATAACTTATTATCTCGTTCTAATATAAAATCTCTTAATGATTCTATTATAACCTCCATATTAGCATCTATTGTTTTATTTTTTATTTGGTACATCTTCAATATCCCCAAAATAATATTTTATTCCAGTTTTTAAAGTAATTAAATCTACTCTAACACATTTTCTTTGTTTTGTTTTATGATCTAATATAGCAATTTCTGTATATAAATGTCTTCCTACATAGTTTGTAACTCCTTGATCCTCATTTAAGTTATCTATTATTTGACCTATTTCTTGATAAGTTAATTTACTATTATTATAAATCTTAATCATTAGAATGGACTCTCCTCTCTATTTCTATTTGTAGCTAAACTTGTATCAGCAGGTTTTGAATTATTAGATCCTTTTGGATCTCCGTATCTAGAGAATTTAAAATCTCCTTTATCTATATCCCATAGATATATAAATTCATCTCCTACAACACCATATCTATTTTTAACTACTGTCATTCTTAATTCATTATCTCTTCTTGACATTGATATTACTTTTGTACTATTTTGTGCTATTGCATCTGATTCGCTCATATGTTCCAATTCTGGTGTATTTCCTTTACCAGCCATTCTGTTTGCTTGTGATAATGCAATTATAGGTATTTTATATTTCATTGATAAATTAAATAAATCTGCTGAAATATTACCTAATCTTATTCTAAGTGGATCTCCTTTTTTAGATCTATAATCTTCCATTAAAGAATATTGATCCACTCCTACTATATCTAAATTATATTTTTTAATCATATAATCTATATCATTTACTGTTGCAAGATGTCCTAAATCTTTTGGTGTTATTACTATAAAACAATTTTTATTCTCTTTTAATTGGTCTATATATTCTTTATACGCTTTTTGTTCTTCTTTATTTGCTCTCATTAAGTTTAAATTACTAAAATGATTATATAATGCATCAAATCTATAACCTATTTGTTCTGAACTCATTTCTCCACTATATAAACCTACTCTTTTGCCTTGTTTCCAGGCATTCATTAAGAATTCTAATAATAGCCAACTTTTACCTTGATTTGTTCTTGCCATTATTGTTACTAATTCTTCTCCCATATTCCAACCAAATAGTTTATCATCCATTTCATCTAAACCTATTTTGATTACATTTTCATTAGTATTATTTAACTTATTTTCATAAGTATCTAATCTCATTTGAGCATTTGCTATAATATCATTTGATGTTATTGGTTTTATTGATTCTAATTCTGCTATTTTATTTTTAATTAATTGATAACCTTCTAAAGCATTATTTTCTATTACAGATGTTGAACTATTAAATAATTTTGCTAATTCGGAGAACATATATCCTTCTCTTAATGCTGTTATTAAATATTGCCAATCTTCTGCTGATGATGTTAATTCAAATTCTGTAAACTTTCCTAAGAATGTTTCTTTAGTAGGTACTTTCTTATATTCATTATAATGAGTAAATATGAATTTTGCTTCTTCGTTGTATGTTATAAAATATGTTGAGTTTATATTTTCATTTAATAGGATATCTATATTTCCCTCGTCTAATAATTTACTTATTACTTGTGCTTCTATCATTATTCTGCACCTCTTCCTCTTTTACAAGATAATTTAATATCATAACCAAGTGTTATATATTGTCTTAAATCATATCCTATAAAATTATCAAGATCCTTTCCTTCATTTAAACCAATATAAATATTTGAAAGATTATTAGATAATCTTCTTTTTATATGTGTTTTTAATGTAGCTCTTTCCCATTCTGATAATCTAAACTCATCTATATTATCCCATACCACTAAATCTGCTGAATCAATATCTCTTTTAAAGATATCTATATCTTCATTATCATAACTATCAAAACTTGCTTTTAATTGTGCAAGATATTCTCCCACATCTACATATAATGCTCTTGTTTTATTTCCGTCATCTGTTCTTACATTATGTATATAATTTTGTAATATCTTTATTCCCCAACTTGTTTTACCATTTAATCTAACAGTACTATGTATGTATAAATTAAATCCTTCTTGTACGCAGGCAAATATATTTTGTTTATAAATATCTAATTCTTCATATGCTGCTATATCTGCTCTATCTGGATACAATTTATATGGTTGTAAATATCTTTTTGGTATGTTTGCTTTATAGAATAAAGTATCTATTTCATAGAATCTAGTACACATATCTGAGCAGGTACCATCTTCTTTATATTCTTTACATATTGATCTATAAGGACAATCTTTGCCATTTTTAAAGCAATACATAATATCTGCCTCCTTACATCAATTATTATACGACAAGATAGTTCTTAATTTTTCTATTGCCTTATCGCATTTACTATTTAATTGTCTATTAGTTATATTATATTTTTTAGTTAATTCTCTTTTTTTAACTTTATAAACTTTAATATCCATAACTATATCTATTTCTTCTTGTGTTATTAATTCTTTTTCTACTGCTAATTCTAATTCCATTTTAATTTCTAAATTATCTAAAAAATTATCTCCTATTATTGTATCTTCTAAAGTTATTTCACCATCTGTTCCATTGTTATAGATTATTTTATTTAAACTATCAACTTGAGGTCCTTTTACTTTTCCACTTTGACCACATCGTTTAGGTTTAATAGTTCTATCTCTTATAATGTATTCTTTTAGATACCATTTAATGTTATTTATTGCATAAGTAGAAAATTCTACCTTTTTGCATTTATCATAATTCTCTACACATCTTATTAGTTCTAAAACTCCTTGTTGAAAATAATCCTCATTATATCCTACTCCTAATTTATTTAAGCAAAATGTAATTAAGCCTAAATTCTCTTCCACCTTTTTATTTCTTTCTTCATTTGTCATTTTAATAACCTTTTGTAAAATCTTGGTTTAAATTGAAATGTGGTTCCATCACATTATTATTCTTTCGAGGATCATCAAATTCAGTAAATGGATTTCCATTTTTTCCATTTAAAGCTTTTTCTACTATTTGCACCGCCTTATTTTGAATAAATTTATTACCTTCTGTTCCAGGTAATGATATACTAGAATATTCAATTAATTGATTTAACATTTCTTTCCACTTTTCAGGTGTAGGTAAATGTCTATGACCTATATAAGCATGTAAGTAATTATTTATAACATTATAAAGATCTGGAAAAGTAGATCTAGGAAAAACTTCTTGTGTCATATTAAGTAAAGGTCCTAATCCCTTTTTATCTTTTAAAATATCAAATGTTTCTTCTTTCAACTCGCCCGGCTGCGCCTCGCGCGTGTTTGAAAATCTTGTATCAGAACTTACTAAATATTCACCATTCAATTTATCCTTTATATCTTTATTATTATTTAATTCATTTTCACTTAACGAAGTTTCATTTACTGAAACTTCTTTATCTTTAGATAAAGAATCTTTATTATTTATATCTTTATTATTTATGTTTCCGAAATATTCGGATTCCAGTGTCAGAATTTTTCGGACACTAGCGTCTTTTTTATTGAAATAATCATCCATAAGTTTTTGATAATTTTGTACTGCTTCATCTAAAATTCTTTCTAGATTTTCATAATTTATTTTAAAATAATTTTTAGCTGGTAAACCTTTTTTTATTATTTCTAATATTCCATCTTTAACTAGTTTGTTGTTCATCCTAGTCATATCATCTCTATTTAAACTTGTTTCAAAATAGATGTATTTTTGTTCTTTATAGAACTCTTGTCCAATATTATTTTTATTAAAAAAATAATCTTGATCTACTAAATATGCTAGATAGATACTTTCTTTTAGTCCATAATAATGAGCTAATTCTTTATTAAATATTCTATATTTATCAGATCTAATTCTATCTGCAACTCTCAATCCTTCTATATTCATAACTATAGACCTCCTATTCATCTATTATTATACGACAAAAAGAAAAAGTAGGATTTTACTCCTACTTTACACTAATTACTTTTGATTCAGTAATTGTATTGAAAGGTTTTACATAATCAATTGGAATTTCACCATTTTGAACTAATTCAGATAGATTAGCTTCATTAATAATTAATTTAGTATCAATAGCTTTTGCTTTAATAGTATCATCAAAGTTTGGATCATTCTTTAGTTGTTCTATAAATGCATCTTCATTAAATACTTCTTTAGATCTAATAGATACTTTCATTAGATGATCTTTACCTTGAATTTCACTTCTTCCATCTTCTTCAATTCTTTTTTTACAAGCATCTTCTAATGCTTTTAATTTTTTGCTTTCATCTCTTACTCGCCATAATTCATCTACTACTTCTTCTATTGAAGCAGATTTTAATTGTTCTAAATCCATAATTTTCCTCCTCATATATATTATACGACATAAAAACCCTCGTTTATTTCGCGTTTAAATCGCTTTTAACGAGAGTTTTTATTAAATCAATATAATTTATCGCTTTCATATGTTTCGTTTGTTATTCAGCGCTTTTTGTTTGTTTTTGAGCATGTCTATTAGGATTCTTATATTTTTCTCTAAAAGATTTACCGTAATTATGTCTATAATTATATTCAGACATCTCACCTTTTTTACGAGTTTTAAATAATGCTGCAATTGTTTGAGCATCTTCTTTAGTGAAAGTATATTTTGATTTTTCATATGGAATTGGACTAGGAACTTCTAATCCATATTCAATTCTGTATTTTAAAAATGCTATAATTGCTCCACCACTTACTCCACATTCTTTACCTATATCTTCAGCAGTATATTTTTCCATTATACATCTTCTCCTTCCTTAAATATGCATCTAAGAAACTTTTTGAATTCAGCTGGATCTTTTCCATCTATCAAAATATCTCCTAGTGCTCCTTTCTCAATTACCATTTTATTCAAATATTCATCATAAGTATCTTTCATTAAAAGACTTATAATTGTAACTGACTTTTTGGTTCCAATTCTATGAGCTCTATCTTCTGCTTGTTCCATAGTTGCTCTATTCCAAGGTAAATCTAGAAATATAACTGTAGATGCTTTATTTAATGTTATACCTGTTCCTGCTGCTTGTATTACTCCAAATAATACATTAAAATCATCATTATCTTGGAAAGCATGAACTTGCTCATGTAATTCTAATTGATTCATTTGTCCCCAAATATGAAGAGGTTTATATTCTTCAAATTCTTTTAAAGCTAATTCTATTAATTCTCTAAACATTGAGAATACAATAACCTTTTCATTATTTATTTTAGCTTCTTCTAAAATATCTTTCAACCTTTCAAACTTAGAACTAGTAACTATTTTAGTACTTACTAATCCAGTATGACAACATACTTGTCTCATTCTTATTAATTTACTTAATATCATTGTTGGGTTAGATATTTTATCACATTCTTTTTTAGTTGCATTTAGAATCTCATTATATAGTTTTTGTTCATCTTTAGACATCTCTAAATATTCAACTACTGGAATCTTTTCTGGTAGATCTAATAATTCTTTAGTTCTTCTTAGCATATTATTATTCATTATTTCTCTTAATTCAGCCATATTCTTATATCCGCAAGGATGTCCCCATCCATCTAATTCGCAATAATGATTTTTAAATGAATAATATCCCATGTTTAAAGCATCTATAAAGGTTAATGGTACATATAAATCTAATGCTTTATTAACTAATAATGTACCTGATAATCCTATTTTAGGACATCCTTTAATCTTTAATAAACCTCTACCTTGCGCAGAAGTAGGATTCTTTGCTTTATGAATTTCATCTACTATTACTAATCCTAAATCTCCTGATTTAATATATTCATTTATTTTATCTACAAATTCTGATTTATAAAATCTACCTTCTTTAGTACATCTTAATGTTTCAATATTAGTTATCCAAAAGAATTCTTCTGGTTTACTATTAATATCTTCCATTCTATCTTTCATACTAGGTTCTTTACCCGGTTTAGTAAATCCTATTACTTTGCCTTTTTCATAACTATGTTTATCTATTTCATCTAACCAATTATATTTTAAATTATTAACCCCACAAATGATTAGACAATGTTTTAACCCTTCATGATCTTTTTTCCATACAGCTAAATCTATCATTTGTTTTGTCTTACCTAAACCTTGCTGATCTCCTAATAACCAACTTTGAGTTTCAATTCCGAATTTTACTCCATCTATTTGATGTGGAAATGAAGGAGTTTTGAATTTTAATTCTCCTATCTCTTTCTTTTCTTCTTGTAATTGGTTTAATTCTGTTATACAAGGTTCAAATTCTTTAACTCTATATAATAATGTTGTTGGAATCTCCCATTCTTTTCTTTCTGGGATCCAAAATCTAATTGGTAACTTTTTAATCTCTTCTACATAAAAAGGATTCCATTGAAAAGATATGAAGGCTGAATATTTAGTTTGATGTTGATTCATTGGTTTATCATATCTTATATATAACATTATAATTCCTCCAATACCTGTCTTAATGATTCATTTACATATTTATTGTATTGCTTATAAACTTTCATTAATGTATCTTTATCTAAATGACCTAATTTCTTATAAATATTATTTACTTTATCTAATGTATGAACTTTACTTGTTAATATTGCTCCAGGTTTTTCCATCCAAGGATTCTTCTTCATATCAATACTTACTGCATATCTACTTGCTGCTGTTAATTGACTAGAACATTTTAAACAAGTTACATTGTATTCTCCTAATACATCTCTATCTTCTGATTCATCATATATTATTAAAAATATTCCTACATGCGCTTCTCCATTAAAGTTAGCATAATTAGCACATACAAGATCTCCTACACTATACATAAATTATTATATCCTTTCTTTTAAAAATTATTAGTAGGAAGAGGAGATAAACTCCTCATTCTTACTTTGTCCAATAATTACCTACAGATTTGCTTCCACAATTCCAGGTATCAATTAATGTTCCTTTATCAGCGAATGTAAGATGATTTGCTACTGAAATAATCATTCGCTTATCAGGATGTTCTTCAATTAATTCTCTCACAGTATATCTATGACGTTTTCCAAATGCATCATACCATACTGGCATCTTTTGTTTTATCCATCCTTCTTTACCTAAATAATCTTCATATACTTTTTGGCTATTAGGCATTCTACATTTTTTATATCCAATTTCAAATAATTCTTTATATACCTCTAACCATTTCTTTCCTGTTGCTGTTGTTATTGCTCTAACAACACAGTCTCCTTCGCGCTTCCATTCTTTTGGATTAGCATTAAACTTTTTAAATTCCATTTTAACCTACCTTACCTTTATTTTTCTATTTTCTTAATATCTCCAATTACAACCCTTGGATCTTTCTTTAGTAATTCTAATGTTCTTTCCATTAAATTACCTGGTATTTCTAATTTAACTATATCACTTGGATAATAATGCATATAGTGATAATAAACTGAATACCAACTATTTGAATCGTACATCTTCTCTCCTCCTTTCTATATATATATTATATCACAGATTATGGAAAAAGTCAACCATAAATTTTTTCGCTAAAGAAAATATCAGCAGAAATTTACTGATATTTTAAGCATTTTACTGCTATATATATTATACGACATAACTAAAATAAAAAGAGCCTTAATTGGCTCTTTAAGAAAGGTTTTTAATTAATTTTATATAGCTTGAAGATCTTCTTCTTTGAAGAATCCAGTTGTTCCAGTAGCATTACCAACTTGATATGGGAATGGTTTACCACTATGGTATTTAAGAACTAATCTTACCCATCCATTTGCTACTTTATATCTTCTACCACCTTGTCCTGTACCATCAGCACTTGCAGCATAACCTGAAGATTTAATATTAATTCTTACTTTTTGTCCTACTGCAAACTTAGGTCCTACTGGTGTAGGTTCTGGTTTTGGTGGTTCAGGTGTAGGTGTTGGAGCTGGTTCATATTTACTTAATGAACTTTCATCACACCATCCTAAATCTCCTGTTGTATTATATGGATGTGCAGATCCAGGATTCTTTCTAGTAACTTTTGTTACTTTATTTTTAATTGTATTAGCAGGACTAGATGCATTTGAACTTACATATATAGGTCCATTTAATACTACATCATCACCAATATTGAATTTATCACTTGGTGTTGGTTGAGGTGCAGGTTCTGGTTTATAATTAGGATTTCTAATAAATCCTCTTAAACTATATCCATTTCCTGCTCCCCATTTTCCATTACTATTAGAACGTTTTACTATATACCAAGGATTACTTGAACCCCAACCTGATTCAGCTGTTCTAATTGTATTAGAATCTATAACTTCAATTACTATTGCAACATGTCCTGCACCATCAGATCCAGATAATGTAGCACCTTTTTGCCAACAAATTATATCTCCAACAGCTGGTGTTTTATAAACACTTAAACCATGAGCAATAGCTCTTTCTATAAAATTTTCAGCATTACAATTTAATGGATATTTTTCATATCCTAAATCGCATTCTTCATTGAACGCTCCACATGCATATCCAACACAGTTAGACAATACATTACATTGACTATCAGTAGGACTTCCTTGAATACAAGAACTATATCCACCGTTAGCTTTTCTTATAAAATATTTATTACCTGCAGTAGGTCTAGTTTTCCTCACAAACATATTCAATTTCAGCTCCTTCCCCTAAAAGTTCTTCCATAGAATCAGTATTTACAGTTGTTTGAGTACCATAAATTGCTACATCATCACCTTCTGCTCCTGTTCCTTCTAGGATTTCTCCTTCATGATCAATAAAGTCTTGTACCATATCTTTATCATATTCTACTTCAACTACTTGACCTTCTTGAAGAGTAAATTCTTTCTTTTCTTCTTCTTTTTTCTTAGCCATAATAATCTCCTCCTTTACTATTTGACTTTTAGTTTTTCGAATAAATCATTTACAAAGTTAGCACCTCTTGAAACAATTATACCTGTTAGACCAGATCCAACAAAAGGTACTGATAAGGATAATCCAACTATTGGAAATATATCTATTTTAGCTAGTAAACATACTATAATTGATATAACTAATACACCAATAGTATTTAAACTAATCTTACGATCTTTCCAAATCATTTTAAGATTTTCCCATATTGCTTCAATTAAGATTGCAACAATTATTAATTGAGCATACTCCATAATCTTTTACCTCCTTATTATTTATATTATATGTTTATATCATTTTTATGGGATTGATTAGTAATAAACTCATCTAGATCCTTTAACGATTTATCTAATTCTTTTTTAAGATCTCCTTGTTTAGGATCCTTTTCATCCATCAATGCTGAAACGCATTTTATAACTGTACGATTTGAATTTATTAATAATTTTCTTTCTTCTAAACTGACATTTAGTGATTGGTTTTGATTTGCATACATTGCTGTTAAATTATTAAGCTTTTCAATAATAATTTCTATTTTGTCATTATTGGCTTCTACTTTTGTAACTCTCTTATCCATAGCGCTTAATCCTTGTTTTAAACCCTCAATATCCTTTTCATCATTTTTAAGTCTAGTTCCAGGTTTTTTTGCTATATCCCAGATAATTTTACAAGCTGTTATTAATCCTGCAATACCTATTATCCAATCCTTTACATCTAATAAGGTCCAATTCATATTTTTACCTCCCTATTAACTAATTATTTTTAATTTTTCTTTTTTTACTTCTGTAAAGGATCCTCCATTTACACTTATGTAAACTTTATATTTAGTAAAGGTTCCTCCATTTTCTGATAAGTAAACAAACTTATCTGATACCATTGTTACTGCTGAGGATACAACTTGAGCTGAACCAGAACCACCACCATTAAAATGTTTATTTCCTGCCCAGTCTTTTGAATAAGAATATAAACCAAACTTTAATCTATCTCCTACAGCAAATCCTTTTGCTGCTGCATTAATAGTATATTCCGTAGATGTTGATTCAGTATCAATACATTCTAGTTCAACATCATTTTTATATATTCTTAATCTATATCCTGCTACTGCAGTAGAACCAGCTCCTGCTGCATTCCATTTGAATGTATAATCAGCAGCTATAATTGGTTCAGGATTACTACATTCTATTCTTAAATTACTTGGTGCAGATGGATCTGTAAAGGTAGTTGTAATAGATTTAACAGCTGTATATGATCTACCAGCAGCATTTGAAGAATTACCTCTAATATAATAAGTTCTATTAGGATTTAATCCTGTAAATGTGCCACTATTAGATGAAATTGTTCCAACTTTATTTGTACATGCTGAATCAGTAAATATATCCATGTAATAATCTAAAATAGATCCGTTGTTTGTATTTGTTACTGAGAAACTTGCATATACGGATGTATCTGATAAGTTTGATGTACTAATTCCACTTAATGATGGAGCTGAACAAGTAGGTAATCCACTCAATGTAGGATAAACTGTACCTGCTGCACTACTTGGATTCCAATAATTACCATTGACTCCAATACCTACTGATACTGAAGAAGCCCATGTATCAATATCAACTGTTTTACCATACCAATTCGAATAGTATTTAGTTCCTTTAGAACTATGTGAAGAACCAGAACCACTATTAAAGCAAACATTCTTATTTCCCTCAACCCATAATACTAAGGAGTTATAAGTATATGTACTAGTTGATTGATAAATATAAGCTCTATATTCAAAATAAACAGATCTGCCATTTCTTGAAATATTTCTTACTTCCGCACCTACTGTTGTAGAGACATTACAATAAGCACTACTATCAACTTCATTAAATGATGCCATCTATTACACCTCCTTTATTCTTAACTTGATGTATTTATCCATATTTGTGTTGTTCCTGATATTACTGATGGTTGAGAACTAGAAACAACTATTTTCATATTACCTGCACTTTGTACTCCTAATGCTACTAATAATTCTTTTGTTCTTAATGGTGTCATATATTTTGCATTTGATGATCCTGCTTGCGCTTCATTTTGTGTTGCTATACCATAATTATTAACATTTCCTAATCCAACAAATGTTGCATTAACTTTACTTGTTACATAATTAGCAACTCTTAATGGAGTCATATATTTAACATTACTTGTACCAGTTTCTGCTTCTGATTGTGTTGCTAAACCATAATTTTGTACATTATCTATTTGAAGATTTGCTCTTGTTACAAATTGATCAATAGCATTTTTGACTCTTAATGGAGTCATATATTTATTATTAGCAGTACCTGCTTGTGCTTCTGCTTGAGAAGCAATACCATAATTTTGAACTGATCCTAATCCTACTTGAGATGCTGTTACGCTATGTGGATTACTTGTATTTCCTGTATGAGAACTTAAATTAGTACTTAATGTATTTATTTGACCACCTAAATTAGTAGTTACACTTGTTATAGCAGTTGTTATTGCATTATTCATTTCTTCTATTGTAGGAAAAACTAATGATTCATCTATTACTACTGTAATATTATCTGTATTTCCTACAGTTATTTCTAAGTCTATTAATTGTTCTGTAACAATTCCTCCTGCTGGAATGTAACTTGCTTGTGCTCCTGCATTATCATAACTAAATAGATATTCTGTATTATCTCCATCAAGATCTTTTGCAAATATACCTATTTCTCTCCAATAAAATCCTGAACCTACATCAGAACCACTCAAGTTAGCACCAATTCTTAATATTGTATTATTTACTATTTCTTTTCTGGCGATATTCAATGTTTGCCTTACATTAACTAAATTAGTTAAAGTCATAAAGTTTGAAGGTTCATTTCCATCACCCATTTTAATTTTAGTAAATTGAACAGTATGACCAGCAAGTATAGCAGCTAATAATTCAATACCTTTATTAGTTAATTTTAATCCGTCAAACATTGTTCAACCTCCTATTCATTATTATTTTTCTTTAATTCTGGCCATTCTACATTATATGGGAATCCAGGTTGTTCAGTAATATCTCTCAATGCTTGTCTATATTTTGCTATATCTGAATCAGAAACATTTTTGAATATATTACCTAAAGATTTAACAGCTTCTGCTAATGTTTTAACAAATGTTATTATATTTGTTAATGACAAGCTTGGAATCTGAAAATCTTCAATATTAATTCCTAATCTATCAAAAGCCATATCTTTATCTGTAGCATCTAATAAAGCATTTCTTTTAACTCTTACTTCATTTGCTACTTTTTCATAATCAATATCTTGAGCTTCTTGAGCATATCTATCAAAGTTTGCTAAGATTTCTTTATCTAAACCAATATGAAATCCTTTTTGAACTCTATATTGATCATATTCATAATTAGTTTTAGGATTTCCTTGTTCATCAAAAACCTCTATTTCCTCGATGTTTAGATTGAATATTACATCTATTGTGCCACCAACCTGATTTTCGAACTCTAGTTTTTCTGGTCTTACGTCTGATATTACTTTCATTTCTAATTACCTCCTTACATTGTTTTAATGTTACATAATTACTTATATACTTAAAGTAATATTTATATGAATCAGAATTTTTTATCCATCCAAAGTAACTAACCATTGCAGCTGCGTCTTCAAATGTAATATATCCTTCATTCATATATCTTTTCTTTATTTTTCTTGCTCTTCTTCTAATTCTTAATGCATTTCTTCTTCTTAAAGTTATATGATCTCTATAAAATCTAAAACCTAAGAAGTCTAATGGTCTAGAATCAGTTAAGAACAATTTCCAATTATCTTTTAATTGAAGCTTTTCTTTTGCTAAAAACTTCTCTATTTCTTGTTTAGCTTTTCTTAACTTACGCTTATTTCCACTAAATAAGACTATATCATCCATGTATCTAATATAATATTTAATTCCTAATTTCTCTTTTACAAAATGATCTAAATCTTGTAGATAGAAATTAGCAAACCATTGAGAAGTGTAATTTCCTATTGGAACTCCTTCTTCAACACTATCAATTATCTTAAATATTAATTTTAGTAATTTTGGATCTTTTATTATTCTCTTAAACTTTTGTTTAAGAATATCTCTATCTATATTTGGATAGAAATGTCTAATATCTAGTTGTAAACAATATTTTGTATTTTTAGGATCATTTTTAAGAATTTTCTTAACATATCTTTGGCCGTAATGAGTACCTCTACCTTTTACTGAAGCACAACACCAATCATACATTCCTCTTTGTAAAATAGATTCTAACTGAAGCATTATAGCCCAGTGAATACATTGATCTGGATAAAATGCAGGTTTAAAGATTTCTCGTTCTTTTTGCCTTGCTCCATCAAGTATTCTTTTCTTAGTATAAGTACAAGTACTAAATGTATCATTAACCATCATGCCTTGTAATTGTTTAGCATAAAAATCAATATTATCTAATATCTTTTGTACATTTCTTCTATGTAATTTACCCTTTGAAGCCATTACAATAGCTTTTTTAATATTATCAATATCAACTACTTTCTCAAAAACATAACCAACTCTTTTCATATGTTAACCACTTCTTATTATTTTTTTAAAATTCTTATTAACCTCACCGTTTTTCAATTTCTTACTAAACGGTCCCTAGTCGGTCGCATTTTTGGCAAGTGCCAAGGAAAATGAGATGCTGAGACGTTTATTTATTTTAATTTTATTAATAAGATGACGAGCGCCATAGTTCCAATTCGCATTCGAAGAGCCATTGTTCAAATTCCAATAGAACAAACCAGCTTTCAAACCATTGTTGAAATTACCACCAACATAGGCGCTCACGCATCTCAAGTCCCTATAATTTATCAGTTTAATTAAATTGTTAAATCTCTAGTCCTGACAAGAACGCTCTTACTATTAAGAGCATTCTATAGCCTAGGGATTTATAAGAAGACGAGCGCCAGAGTACCAATGCGCAGACGAAGAGCCATTGCCCAAATTCCAACAGAACAAACCAGCTACCAAACCATGGTTGAAATGACCACCAACAGAGGCGATTTTATTTCCGCTTGTTGTTTGATATGTGTAATCGCATGTTCCTGTATGATCGTTTGCTCCTTTTGAAACTGGAAGCGCTACATAAGGTTTAGTATTATCACAGCCTAAGTTTTTAGCATATCCTTCTGCGCCAACTAATGAATAACCAACAAGCTCATATCCATCATTGAACTTATCAACTGCATATTTACTTGGATCCATACATACATAAACTTCTGTACCATTTTTAATATTAATTCCATCAACAAATTCAAAAACGTCAGCAAAAATATTTTCAAATCCACGATAGATTACTGAATGATATCCATCATTTACAAGACATCCTGATTTCATTCCTAATGAATTAAGTTGTCCTGTTGTTTGAGCCATTGTACAAACATAATCATCAACAGCAACTGTAACAGCAGCACCATCAAATGTTAGTTTATAACCAGTAACTCCGCCTTCATTATATTCTTCAACAGCTGTAATATGTCTTGCATCAGCTCTTTGTGTACCTCCATCTGAAGTACCAATTCTGATTGTTTGTCCTACCCAATATCCAGTAGAAGCACTAACAACTACAAAATTAACATCAGTTCCAGCTACTAGATTCTTTAAATATTTTCTTGAATCAGAACCTAAACCTAATTTATCTTGTGAATTATAATGAGCATATTCTACTAAATATAATGTTTCTAATACAAATCTAAACCAAACATCTTCTATACCACATTTTGCATTATTATTATGCGCATATGTTCTAAAGTTTGTTAAAGTTATATTTGTAGCAGGAACTTCACCAGAATGTGAATGAAGCTTATTATTTGAATCTTTAGAAGCTTTAAATCTACCACCTACAATAGGTTTACTATGCAATAAACCTGGTTGCTTAGTAGCTGATATAAATCTATATTCATATGTAGCTCCATCTTCAACTGCATAATATCTACCTATGTATAATTCAGGAATTTCTGTCATTATTTCATAAGTAGTAGATGTAATATCAAATAGAATATCATCAATATATCTAACAAACTTTTGAGTAGATGTATCATATTCTCCTGATCTAATATTACACCAAGGTGCTATAGTATCATAATCATTTACTACAGCTGTTCCATCATGTGTTGCATTTGCAACTAATCCAACATTATCTAAGATTTTAGTCCAAGTTGGATCTGTGTTTTCTGCATTATTTGCATCTTTAACTAATCTTTTTATTCCGAATACTCTTCCAGTATCAGAATGTTTTAGCTTTTCAATTAAATCATTAATAGTATCCAAATCTGCTTCAATTGATTCAGCCATTCTTTGCATATCTGCAGGAATGTCAGCTGGTAATGAATAATCATCTGGATAATATATGTGATTATTTGGTGTATAAGCCATAATTTCTTTCCTCCTTACATTAATTATTATATGTTTAACTAACTGTCCTTAGATCATTGTAAGCAAACTCTTCCAATGTAGTATAAGTATAACCATCTCTTACTTGACCATAAGTTTTAAAGTTAATATCTACATAACCTGTAATAAACCATTTAGTAGCAACTTGCATTGCAGTTCCTACTCTGATTAAATCACTAGGTATTGGTTCATCAGAACCCATTTCTAATATCATATTAGCAGGTATTGCATATCTTAAATTCTTTTGAACTTCTGCCATCATATCTAAATCCATATGAGTTAAAGTTACAACTATTGTATAATTATCATTATCAATATTTAAAGCCCATCCTGAACTATCTCCAGTTATTTCAATTAATTTATTTCTTAACCAACGATAAGTATAAGGTAATTTATTAGTAAGAATGTTAGTTATTCTAAATCTTCTTAATTCTAATGAATCTGTTTCTGAATGAGTTAATCCTAAACTATTTTCCCATCTTTGGATTCCATATTCTGAAGCAGTATTTGCAATAACTTCTTTTAATATGCTATCTATTTGAGAATCTAATAAATCTAATTCTATATCTAGATCCTCATTTGTGGTTTTATATTCTTCTATTGGTTGTAGAACTTTAGGTAAATATTCATTAATCTTAGACACTTATATCAACACTTCCATTCAAAACAGGTATTTGAGTAGAAGTTAATTGAATATTATTAGTTGTACCATTAACAGTTAAACTATTAATATCTAATACACCTGTTACTCCTAAGATTCTTGTTTCTATTTGTGATATTCTTATAATAAGATTTTCATTTGAATCCCATGTACTTGCTAAATAAGTGAAGTAATTTTTAACTACATCATCTATTAAAGTTTGTACATCTGCTATTGTTTTACCTGTTTCTAAAACCAATTCACAAGCAACTGTTAAACTAGCTGCTTCTGCTCCAACTACTGTAACCACATGACCTATTGGAGCAATACCTAAACCTGTTTGATCTCCTGTAGGATCAACCTCTTGTTGAACATAATCAATTAAACTTTGATCTGGAACTCCATAAGTACTATTACTAATAATTAACTTAACAGTTCCACCACCATCCCATACAGGAATAACTTTGCAACCACCTACTCCTGTTAATGCTTTTACTTTTACTTGATAATCTGAAATATTACCTCCAAATTCTGGTGCTGTAACCCATTCTAGATATCTTTCTCTTAAAGCATCATCAGTTTCAATATCTTCTCCTGAATCAATTATATCTGTTAATTCTGCGCTTGTTAAACCATCAATATAACTAATTGGAATTAATGAACCATAATATGTATTACCTACAGATCCAGCTGTTTCACATTCAAGTCTTGAATTATTAGTTCCTGAAATATTTTCAACAACTATATAACTTAATGTACCATCTGAGAATCTAGATCCAACAGGTACTACCATACTAAATTCACCTTTTCTTAATGCATGGGTTGCTTCTTTTCTAGTCATACCATTTTGCTTAACTAAAGCATCTAATGCTTCTCCAACTGCTGTATCAACAAATACTAATTCATAAGTAGATGCTAATTTAATCCACAACTGTTCTAATTCTGCACAACAAGGAGCTAATGCATTGTATATTACTGATCCTTGTCTTTTATCCAATGTACTTGGAATCCTATCAAGACATCTTTGTAATAACTCTTCATATGTTGGAATTTCATCTATCATACTAACACCTCCCATTCTGATATTTCAATATCTCCAAAAATAGTATTAACTGTAAAGGTTACTATTGCTTTATCAGAAGTAAATTCTATTTCAAAATCAGATATTCTATTAATTCGATCATCTTCTGTTAAAGCTTCTCTTATTCTTCTTTCTAGTTCTGAAACTATTAATTCTCTGCTTTTTCCTATTAAAGTATCAAATTCGACTCCATAATACCAGTTATAAATTATTGATTCATATCTTTCTGTTTGCAATATTAAATATATTGCTTGTTCCATTGCATCAATATTATCAACTGTTCCCATTATTCGATTTCTTTCAAAATCTATTTTAGGAGTATAACTAGGCATTCTTTCATCTTCTTGTAATATTGTATTTCTATCTGGTAACATATATTTACTCCTTTCTAAGCCATCTTTGAATTATAATATCATCTTCATCCTCAATTTCAATTGTTTCCTCGTCTAATAACATCCAATCTCCTATTGCATTAAATGTATCTTTTTGACAAGTAATTACTGATCCTATTGGATAAATTATATTATATAAATCTCTAAATCCAGTTAAAACATAAAATCTTTGACCACGATTATATCTTACCATTTGAACCTTATCTCCCACAGTAAGTGGTAGGCTTGGAAGAGGAGAATCATCACTAATACCTAGACTACTCGGCTCAATGAATTCCAAGCCCACTTCGATTCTATCATTAATTCTTATTTTAAAAGGATTTAGACTTGTTACAGTTCCTATTATTATTTCTGTAAAACTAATGCTATTTAATTTTCTATTTATAGCTGCATTAATAATATCTATCATTCAAACATTACCTCCAAATCCATACTATGAACACCATTTTCATAAGTATCATCAATTTTACTTATTAGTGCTTCTTGATTAAAGGTAACTCCTGGAATATCTGTTAATTGTAAATAAATTCCACAACCAGGTTCTAATTCAATCATTCCTTGACATTTTAATTTTAATGTTCTTTTTACTCTATTATGCAAAGATAATAATTGTTGAGCTTTTTCTCTTGCTTGTGCATCTGTAACATCTTCATCAATGTTTTGGAATAATTGTAATTTACCCCATCTTTTCTGATTATCACTATCTTTAGCAATATATACTTCTCTTTTACCAGTATCTTCATTATCTTTATATAGTTTTATATTATTATAAGTATCTGAATCAATATCTTGCTTAAAATCATATTCTTTTAATAAACTATTATCTCCTACTATTATATTAGTAGTTAATTTAGATACATCTCTACAGCATAAATATCCAAATTCATCTCTTATAATATACATTCTTTTTGTACCTTGTAATGTAAAATCTAATGCTCTTTGAATAATATCACCTAATGCTTTATTATCCTCAATTCTTTCTGGTAAAGCATAATTAACTCCTTCTATTGTTCCTAATCTTAAATTGAAATCATTTCCTATTTTTCTAATTAATTTTTCATGTGTAGTTCCAGTTAATACATAAGTTTCATTATTTTTTAGATATCTTAATTGATCATATGCTGTTACTTCTACTGAATCCTTTTTAGGAGTAGTTTGAAATATATAACCAAAGAATTTACCTTTTTTGATTCCTCTTTCTATTACACTAAAACTAACTGTAGATCCCATTGGAAATGATAACTTTTTAACATTTGTATCAATAGAAAAGGAACATTTTCCTGCAGAACTATCAATTGGTTTAGAAGTCTTAATAGAACCAGCAAGATTGCTTACATCATATATTGTTCCATCTTCAGAACTTTGTATAATTAACTCAATTTTTTCATACTGCATAAAATGTTCCTCCTTTAACTATTCGGTATTGATAGAACTTGTCCTGGATAAATTAAATTCGGATTTCCTCCTATAATACTCTTATTATTATTATATGTGTATATTTCATACCATCTACTTCCATCACCTAATACTTTTTTAGCAATTTTCCACAAACTATCTCCACTAATTACTGTATAATTTTGTGGTATAGTTTTTTCAATAGATCTATTACTATTTGTGTATGTTGATGATGCTTGAGCAACAAGAGGATTATTAGTGGAACTATCTTTAGTTAATGATAAGATTCTAACTGTATGTTCTATATATTGTTTTAGATCTAAAGTAAAATCTACATCATCTGTTCCGTATTTATATTTATATTCAAAAGATTCAATACTTACTAATAAATTAACATTTATATCAGTAACTATTAATCTGAAAGGTTTTCTATCTTTTTTTATCTGTTCAAAGAAACTTATGTAAAAATCAGGTCCTTCAAATTGCCCTTTTGTATTTACATAAGATCCATCAGGTAATGCAGGAAAGAAGGAAGATATTTTAAAATCTTTTAAACCTTCAAATCCTATATTAGTTACTTGTCCACCATTTACTATATCAACAGTTTTATTATTACTTTTTCCTTTAAAACTTAATGATTCAGGATTGACAGGTAATTGTACTATAAGATCATCATATTTTGCAAAAAATCTTATCATATCTATGCCTCCTCTACTACATATAATTCAGACAATTCATTTTCCATCATTGTCTTTAATTCATCTCTAATAGCATTAACATCTGCTGTTTCTCTTACATCTCCAAAGTTAATATTAACATTTGGTGTAATATGTTTATAATTTAACATGTAATCTCTATTAGCAATATCTTTCAACATTTTTAAATCTTCATCAGATATATCTACTTCTTTACTTCCTGTTTTATCTTGTTCAATTGATACTGGTAAGTTTCCTGCTGCATTCATCATATCGCTCATATCGAATCCTTGCATATCCATTCCTTGAGTTGTTTGATTCATTAAACTATTTGGATCAAATGAACCTAACATTCCTTCAATCTTACTTTGAACTGCATCTCCCCATGCTGCTCCTTGATTAAATGCATCTGATACCCAACCATCAGCAAATGCTTCAAATGTATTCATACCTTTATTGAATTCATCTGCAACATTTTTAAATTCTTCTTTAGCTCCTTCTGCTTCTGCTTTTTTATTAGCATATTCTTTAGCTTTTGAAGTTAAACCTGAAACATCTATATCTACAAATGGTAATTTATTTAATGTTTCTGCTATACCTTTGATTACATTCATTACTGTTTCTAATAAACCATAGAACCAAGATTTAATACTTAAAATTACATTTTTAAATGCTATACCAATATTATCAGCACAAGCACCTAATGCATTCCAAATACCTAATGCTATATTAGCAACTTCTAATCCTAAATTCTTGAAGAATTGAATTACTACATTAACTCCACCTGCTATCATTCCTAATCCACTATTAGCTAATCCTGTTGCTTTTGCCATCCATTGCATGAAAGCAAATATTGCAACTATTAAACCAACTACTAATGCTATAATCCAAACAAGTGGACATGCATACATTGCTCCATTAACTAACCATTGAGCTATTTTCCAAGCTGCTAATGCAACTACTAATAATCCAATTACTGCTACTATTATTGAAAGTGGAGCTTTAAGTGCTACTAATACACCTATAACTAATCCTACAACTCCAATAATTAACATCATTTGCCAATGAGCTGCCATCCAAGCTATTCCATATTCTATAATTTTTGGTATTGCTGCTGCTATCGCTTCTACTACAACAACTCCTATATAGAATGCTATACCTGCTAATGCACCGATAACTATTGGTTGATTATTTTCTATCCATGTTGTAATAGCTCCTACTGCTTCTAATATAAATGTTACTACATTTCCTATTACCGCTCCAAGAACCATTATAGCATTTTGAATATTTTGAATAGCACTTTGTACAGCTGGATTATTTAAAGCATCATTAATTTTATCAGCAACTTGTTGCATTGAATAATCCCAAGTATTCTTAATAGATGTAGCAGCTTGACCAAATGTCATGGGCATTTCAGCAAACTTAGCATTGATATCATCTCCTGCTTGGAATAATGCTGCTTTAATTATATCTGAGGTAATTGCTCCTTCTGCTGCTAATTCTTTTAATTCTCCTTTAGATTTACCCATATACTTAGCAATAGCATCTGCTAACATTGGAGCATTCTCCATTATAGATCTAAATTCATCACCTTGTAATTTACCAGAACTCATTGCTTGCGTTAACTGATACATTGCTGATGATTTCTCTTGTTCTCCTGCTCCTGATACTGTAAATGCTTTATTTAATAAATCTGTAAATCCTACTATTTCTTTATTACTTGTAAATGCATCTCCAGCAAGTAAACCTAATTTTGCTACTGAATTAGCCATCGCTTCATATGATCCTCTAGAATCATTAGCTGCTCTATAAATCATATTTTGTAGTTCTGCTGTTGTTTGTAAACCATCATTAACTAAGTTTAATCTTGCTTTCATTTGAGTAAGATTATCTACATAATCAAATGCTTTACCTACTGCAGCAGCGCCTTTTTTAAGTAATTCTAATCCTTGATTTAATATTACTAATTTTTCACCAAAAGATGTTAAATTCTTTCCACTTGGATTCTTATCTATATCCTTCATTTTATTGGCAATGTTATCTGCTTCTTTAGCTTGTTTTTCCATTCTATCTACTAAAATATCAGAATCTCTTATTAATTTTTGTTTTTGATTCTCAACAGCCATTAAAGCAACATTTAATTTACCAATCTTCTGTTCATTCTTTTGATATAATGAATTTTCTCTAGATAATTCAGCTCTTATCTGTTTAGATTTTGCATTCATTAAATCTATTTTAGCATTAACATCTTCTTGTTTATTTACCATTGTTTGATATTGAGTAATAGCTCTATTTAAAGATGGAGCCATCTTTTGAGCTTTAATACCCATTGTTCCAGATGCAGAACTAACTAACTTCGCTTTATCAATTAAATCATCCATGCTTTCAGCTACATTATATAATGTACTAGAAGCTTTATCTGTGATTCCTATTGTACTAGTAATCTTAGCCATATCTACACCTCCTAGTTATGTACGCAATTAATGTTTGCCTTTTCTAGATGCTTTCTTTGCTTCTGCGTTTTCTTTCTTCTTTTCTTTTTCATATTCATCTATAAAAGCAATAATTAAGGCCTTCTCTTTCACCGGCAAAGCGGCAAATTCGGAAGGCCTCATGTGAATCTTATGGAAAGCGAAGTATGCGTACATCGTCTCGCCATCACCTTCCGCTATTAGTTTTTTGCTTCTTCTATCTCTTCATTGATATCATTATCAAATCCTGAAATAGCTGAAATCTTTTCTCCTAAAGTTATTACCTCTCCTGCTAATAATGTTTTAGCAATAGCCTGTTCAGGTGTTAGAACATTTAATTTCTTTAAGAAATCAGCACTTTTGAAATCTGGATCTACACAATGATTCTTTATTAAAGTTAAATTAAACTTAGAAGCATCAAATGTAGATTTTTGTTTTCTACCAATAATTTCAATCTTTGTACATTCTTTTTGATATTGAGTAAATTGTTCTCCGTTAACAGGTTTAACTTTAAACTTGATAAGATTTCCATCTTTATCTTTAAATCTCTTACTAACTTCAACTTCTTGTTCTTCATTAATAAGATCAGCATTTTCTGCTAAAAAATCTTGTAAAACTGACATAACTTATTCTCCTCCTATCATTATATCACTTTATTTCTTATTAAAATCGATTTTAACAAGAGTTTTGAGTTAATTAATATAAATATATACCTTTGCTCAAAAACTCTCGTTAAATCGCATTTATTTAAGTCATTTTTCTTAGTTTGTGTAAATTGGATTTCCAAAAGTATCTAAAATATCAAAATCACTAAATGTGAAATCCATATCTTCATCTAATGCATCTGAATCAACATCAAATTTAGTAAGATTTACACTATCAATTGTACAATCATAAAGTACAATTGTTTGTTTACCAATTGAAGTAGCTTTATCTTCATTTGTTACTACTAACTTAAATGAAGGTAAAATTCCTTCTTTAGCATATTTTAGAGCCATTTGTCTAAATACAGAAGTTATATAGTAGATTGTCATTGATCCACTACCTTCCCATCCAGTAGGTTTCTTTTGAACTCCACGTTTACCCATAACTTTAACATCAGCTTTATTAATTTCTGATGATGCTTCAATAGACTTAGCATAGAAGAATTCTTCTATTTTTCCATCTATTTCAATATATGCAGTTGCCTCTGCTCCTGCAGGAATATCACTAGCTTTTAACGTCTTCATTCTCTATTACCTCCTATCTTACATTTACAACCATATATAGTTTATCAACACTATATGTAGGTTGAATATATATTTCTGAATAATATGCATCTGGTTGTTCTCCAGCTTCTACTAATACATCTGTATCAGAATTGAAATTGATTATTGCTCCACTAGATTGTAAACTTGTAAGATATTCATTAATAGTTGCCTTAAATAAAGCTCTACCATTATCATCATTGTTTACTTTACCAATGAAGTTCTCTTCAAATTCATCAGCAATATGATTTGCAACAGCATCTAATAATCTAATAACTTTATTTTCTTTAAATGCAGCTGTAACATCAGATCTCATTGTTACTAATGTATTAATATCTTTTTCAATAACTATATCACCATTTCTTCTTGTACTAAAGATTAAATATCCTTGAGATATTAATGATTCTATATTATCTTCTGATACATCATTAGTAATTGATACTGAATCTTGAACTACTTTATAAGTATTAGATTCTGTTATATCAGCTCCTGCAGTAGCACCTGCTACCCAAACAACCATTTCAGCACCACTTAAACTAACATTATCTTTGAAGTTAATTCCTTGACCATAGGTACTAATAATACCTTCATAATCTGCTGCTGCATAGTTATTCATAACAGCTTGAACTTTAACACCTTTATCTTCTCTCATCATTCTAATGAATTCTTTAATATCTGAATCATTGAAGAATGAACTTGATCCGAATTTATAAGCTGCTAATGTATCCCATTCAGCTGCTTTCAATAATCCTAAATATGTAACATAATTAGCATTAGTTATTGTTCCATCAGTACCACCAGTTAATAATGTTGCAACTACTTCTTCTGTAATTGCTGCTGCTGATGCATAACTGAAATCAACAAAATCATTATTTACTAATTCATTAATATTAGAAACTATTTGAACATCTTTTTGAGTAGATCCTAAATAAGTTTTAACAGCATATTTAGTTCCTGATTCCTCAATTTTAACGCTTACTGAATTACCAACAGTACCAGCATATTTTGCTGTACAAGTTAATGTTTTGTTAGTAGCTACAGTTAAGCTTGCTGTTGCTTTTGCTCCTCCCATATCTCTAAATAAAAGTAATGTATGAGCATTGGCTAATGCAGCTCTAATTAATTTTGCTTTACTATCATTGATGTTATATCCCATTTTATTTTCAAATGATACATTATAGATTTCATCAACTGTTATTTTAATTAATTCACCTTCAGGTCCCCAACTTGCTGGAGCAGCGAATGTAACAATTCCACGAGATCCATTTATAGCATTTGAATTAGGTACACCTTGGAACTTTATATAAGCACCAGGTCTTACCTTGTTTTGACTTTGAAAAACTCCACCTGCCATATAATTTTCCTCCTTTTACTATTAATATTATATGTTTTCTTTATTTTAATCCTTCTGTTAAAATGTTTTCTTCAACCTTATTAACAGTAGGTAATTTCACTGTTCGTAAATCGAACTCTATTTGAAATTGTAATACATTATCTACAACATTTATTTCAATATTATTTATATGATTATATTGTTTTTCTATTGTAGGATCTTTTCCTTCTATTTCTGAAGGAGTTATATTAACAATTTCTAAATATTCAAAGACTTCCTTTAAGTCGTCTACTATATCATTTATTTCACCAGTCCTATCAGATGATCTATCATTTGTAGGAAAATATCTGATTACATAAATGTAATTATCATTATTAAACCTATATTCACTTCCACGATATTGCTTTTTATATATATCATTCACTCTATATACATAAAATGATGGTCTTACGAATCCTTGTTCTATTAAGGTATCATAATATTTATAATTAGCACCAAACTTATCTTTTAACTGTTTTATAATTGATCCAACTATAATCTTTTCAGTTATTTCCATTATATTCCCATCTCCTTACACCAATCTGCAAACATATTATTAAATACTCTTTGCATATCTTCTTCTACTTCCTGTGTTGATACTGTTAACATCCAATATCCTTCTACCCAACTAACTCTGTTCCTTGTAAGATGACCATATTCAACATAACTTGCATAACTATCTAAATTACCATTAGATGTAGCATCATTATAAACTTGAATATATAAATCATCTCCTTCAGTCCAACATCTAGTTACTTTATAAGATCTTGCTAATCTACCAGTATCTACAGGTGTTCTTGGAATAGCCTTTTCCATTATTTTAGCAGCTAATGCATTAAGATATCTTTCTTCAAAATTCTTAAATAAACTAGCTGATTTAACTAAATTAGCTTTATAATTCTCAAACTGTTCTATATCTATATGAAATGATATTTCTCCAGTTTTAACCATTTACTAATTCTCCTTAGCTATTTCAATAGGTATTTCTTGATGAGTATCGAATCTATTTGGTTCTCCACATATACCTTCAATAGTTTGAGATATTTGAGTTATAGGATCAACTCTAGTACCTACTATTTGATCTCCAGCTTTAATATCATAATCTAATGAAACAAATACTGTTACTAATTTAGTAACTGGAATATTTACATCATTAGCATCATCTGGAGTATCTATATTCTTGAAACTAAACTTACAAGTGATATCTGAATATCTTGCTGTTCTACCATTTGGTTTTGTAGTTCCATATAAATCTGTAGTACTACTCTCATAATAAATAGAACATTTATCATTGTACATTAGATTCTCAAATATTTTTCCATAAGGTCTTAAATTAAACCCCATATCTTCCACCTCTACCTGATCCATCAGATACTTTTCTAAAAGATTGTAATTGACCTCTAAACATGTCTAAATACATATCTTGACCATTATTATCAAATCCATTTGCATTATTACCTTCATTATTACTTGAAGATGCAGATACTTGAACTTTTGTATCTCCTACTTGAATCATATTTAACTTTCTTGTTAAATCACTATCAATTGCATTTGCAAATAAACTTGGATCTAATAGCTTATACTCACATATAGCCATGTCTGCCCATATATAATAAGCATCTTGTGGAATATCGGTTCTATGACAATAACTTAAAATCTTAGCCTTAGCTTGTGCTAATATAAACATTCTATCTTCATCAGTTACTTTTGCATAATCTGTCTGAGATAGAAGTTTTCTTAACTTATAATTTAATATATTAAGGATTCCCTCATTCATAATATTAGCACCTCCTTTTGCTAATTATTCTTTGTCATTAATTATTTTATCTAATAATGTTGAATCTCCTTCATCATCAGATTCTTTATCAGGATCTTCTGTTTTAGGTTCTTCTTCATCTTTTTTCTCTTCTTCTTTTTTAAGTTGTTCTTTAGCTTTTTCTTCAGCAGCTTCTTCAGCTTCTTTTAATTGCTTTAAAAGATCTTCTTTTTTATTAGAAGGGAATTTTTTAACACCTAATTTTTTAAGCTTTTCTCTTATATCATTAGCTGTTAAAGTTTCTATTTCATCATTATGATCTACTATTTCTTTACCAATAGGTACTTCTTGTCCTGCTGGATATAATACACCATTATGTTTAACTGTAAATGCAAATCTCATGCTTTCTCCTCCTTTATATTAAAATAAGGGAAAGATTGTTACATGCTTTCCCTTAGTTCACATTATTATATTAAAGTGTAGCAGTAACTTTTAATGTTCCAACTTCATCCATTCTTTCGAATGATGGTAATACGATTTCAGAAACAATTGTTTCTTTATTTACTGGATGAGGTATGTTGATTGTTGTTACAGCAACACCAGTTTCAACAATACTTACATCTCCATTGAAGTTAGCTGATTGTAAATCTGCTTCTTCAGGAGTTGTACCATAGTAAGTATTACCTAATGTAGTTGCAGGAATTAAAGTTACATAACCATCTGGGAAGAATTTATGCTCTACTTTTGACTCATCTAAGAATTTCTTATCATAAATTGCTACTGTAAGTCCTAACTCTTCCATTAATACTTTTCTTAAATCAGCATCACTAACAAGTACTTTTGCACCATTCATGATATCTGAGTAAGTTAATGGATTAACAGCTCCTTTAATTTCTTTAGTAGCTTTCATTAAATTCCATGTATAAGTATTAATAATCATTCTTGTAGGTTTTACACCTGTAGCAGTTAAGATAGCTTCTTGCATTTGTCTTAAATCTTCTAATGGTGTAGCAGTAGCTGCAGCAGTCCATAATGATGTACCACTTAATTGTGTAAAGTTATGACTTGTCCAATTTCCATCTACATCATAATTATATGTATAATCTACATTATTTGCTACAATACTAATTCCACCAGAAATAAGTAATTGCATTCTCATTCTTTCACTTTGAATTAGAGCACCTTCGATTAATTGTTTTCTATCATCAAATATTTCACTAATAATAGTTTCATATAATCCTTGGCTATCATTTTCTCTAAATCTTAATAATTCTTGACGATCTCTTTCTTTGATTGTCATTGATTCACGGAAGAATGGCATTTCTGTTTCAATCTTTTTAACACCAATTCTATCGCGTACTGTTGCTTTTGTATCAAAAGCACTTGGTTTTAATGCTATTGGTAATCCTTTATAACCTTTAATCCAAGCTAGATCTAATCCCATTTTCTTTTTAGCTGGGAATAAACCTTCACCTAAATAAGGAATACGATTACTAACAGTTTCATTCCAAAAAGCTGAAAGTGCTTTAGCACTAACTAATTCCATAACACTATTCATAATCTATTTTCCTCCTATTCATATTTTTCTAAATTAAGCTTCATAAGCTATTTCAATTTCTGTATCATCGTCATCATCTGCTGTTAATGCAATATGACTACCAGCAGTAATTGATCCTACAGCTGAACCTGGTTTATAATCGATGCTTTCATCAGTCATAAAGAAGATTCCTCTTAATGCAGCTTTTGCTGATTCACTAACTTTAAATGGACTTAATGGATTTGTAGTTAAGTTAGCTTCAATTTTATCAAGATTTAATGTTCCTTGATATACACCAGCACCAACTTTATCACCTGCTGTTACATCTATATCTTTTAATAGAACATAACGAGCAGTACCATCATTTACAGGTAATACTGTATCACTTGGTTTAACAAATGCTCTACCTTGTGCATCTAGTAATGAACCTGCTTTAACAATTTTACGTCCATTTGCATCAGTTGGAACGTTATCTGATTCAACCATTACTGGTCTTGCAGCATATGGAGCTAAGTTAAATAAAATATCAATACTTGTTCCATAACTAGTTTGTTTAACTTCCATTATATTTTCCTCCTATTCATAATATAATTTATTAATTTCCAAAATATACATTTTCAGCACTTGCTTTTATACTTTCATTTTGCTTACTAGCTAATGACTTAGCAAAAGCAACATCTGCTGTATCTGTACTTGGAGTTCCTTGATCACCATTTTTAGGTGAAGCTCCTTTAACAACAGTAGTATTATTTGGATTATTACCATTGTTACCATTATCTGTTATAAATAAATAACTATCAGATTTTTGTAAATCTTTTAATTGCTCATTTAAACCAGATTTTACTTTTCCATCTTCAGTCATAACTATATCATCCATTTTTAATAATGACATTGCTACACTTACATTATGGACTTTACCACTAAGTTCTAATTTAACAGCATTTGATTTTCTTTCAGCATTTAACTTATTTTCTGCTTCTTTAGCAGCATCAGCATTTGCTTTCTTTAAATCAGCTATCTGTTTTTTAAGATCTTCATTAGAATCATTATCATTTTGTAATTTTTCTAATTGAGTATCTCTTTCCTTAATAGTATCTTTTGCACTTTTTAATTCATTATTAACTTCATTGAATCTTTCTTTGGTAACATATATACCATCAATTACATCTCCGAAGTTATCAACTACTTTTTGTGCTAATTCATCTGTTAATCCTAATTTAATTAACTTATCTTTCATAAATAATCTCTCCTCCCATTATTCCGCTTTTTTCCGAGGTAAGCGACCTCGAATGAAAACTTTAATTATTTATTCATTAATTATTATATGTTCTAAAAAACAATTTTTATATTGTCTTTATACTCATTTTATATTAATTGTTCTAAATAGTATATCTTTATACTATCCTTTGTTTTTATATCTATTATTTGGAATGTACTATTCCTTTTAAATATTACCTCTTTATTAATTTTATAATTATCTACTTTAGATCCTACATCTCTTCCTGTTTTACTCTTTATAATAAATCTATATTGAGTGTTATCATAATATTTATCTTTTTTAGTACTAAATAAATATTTTTTAGGAATCCATATATCTCCAACCTTTTTATTTTCTAAAGGATTATTATTACCTTGTCTTATATCTGTTGTAACTTCTCCTTCGTAAAAAGGTAGTTTATCTAAAGCTTGATCTATTTTATTTATCTTTTCTTGTGTTTTAGAATCTATTTCTAATTCATTTGCCAATTTATTATTGATATCATTAATAACTGGTCCTTTTGCTGTTAATAATGTTTCTTTATCTTCTCTTGGCAATATTCTTTTTTCGTTTGGATTACTTATTTTATATGTATCTGTTTGAGCGTTTATTGTTGGCTGTATTGCTGTTGGAGCTGTTTGTGTAGGATATGTACCTACTGCTTTTACTAATGTGCTAATATCATTTCTTTTACTTGCTAATGCTTTTGCTTGTTCTTTATTTCCTAAATTCTCAGCTAAATATTGTTCATAATTTTTATATTTACCTATTTTGGATTTATTATTCTCATCTCTATATACTCTTTCTGTCGCTTCTTCTCCTTCTTCCATATAAGGAACAATTCTAGAACGACAATAAGGATGAAGAGGTGGAACATTTAAACCTATTTCAGCATCTTCTATATTAAATACTAATCCATCCATACTTCTACATATTTCTGATGTTCTATTATCTAATGTAGCTAAGAATTGATATTTACTTACTCCCATTTCTTTATATTGATCTAATAATGCTTGATTATCCATTCTTGCTGATTCTGTTACTATTAATCTATATGCTTGCTTTTCACTGCTTTCCATTCTTTCAGATAATGCTTTTGCCATTTGATCATAACTTTGACCCTTAGCAAGACCTTTTATTAGGGTATCATCTAAAGCTTCTGCTAACATATCTTTATTTTTCCATATTTTAGAACTAAAATTACCTTCTCCAGCCCAATCTTGAGCTAATAAATTATGTAATCTTTCAGGATCTAACTTAGCAAATGTTTCTGTTTGTCCTTCTTGATATTGAAAATAATAATCACTATCTTCATATATCTTTGCTAAGAACTTTCCTCCTGTCTCTTCCATATCTATATTATAAACTACATTCTTTATTTCTGTTTGTAGTTGGTTTAATACTGAATGTTTATGCATTATGCTTTGATTCATTAAGTAATCTTTATACTTAACTGCATCTTCTTTGGCCTTGCTAATATAATCTAATAAATCATTCTTATAGGCTTTTTCTGCGTCTTTTGGTAATTGCTTGTAGGCTTGTTCTAGGGTTAAATTATTATTCTTTGCATATTTTTGATAAGTTACTGCTAATTTCTCTTCTATTTGCTTATTTGCTGTATCATAATATTTCTTTAATCTTTTATAATAATCTTCTTCATTTTCTACTACTCTTTTTTTACCATCTAATAATCTCTTTTCCCAATAATTAGAATTAGAATCTATTAATTTTTGTATCTCCTCTGAATTCATAGATTATTACCTCCTTCTTATTGAGCTTTATTTCCATTATTTACCGCGTTTTGATTTCCTTGATTATTTATATTGTTTTGATTATTTTGAACGTTATTTGCTGGATTTATTGCTTGATTACCAAATTGTTTCATTTGTTCTTCTAATTGTTTTTGCTCTTCTTTTTCTTCTTTTTCTATAGCTTTTTGAACTTCTTCTAAATCTTCAACATATGGATGTTTAGGTAATAGTATTTCATCTGGAATCATATCTCTAGAATTATTAATATTCTCAATTACTTCATTCTCATTAATAATTAATGTTCTATTAAAGTTAAATGTTACTTCTTCTTCATTATAATCTTTATGATCCTTTAAATTAATATCAAAATCTATAAAGAATAATAACCATTCAAAGAATACCCTTAATTCTTGTTCTAATTCTTCTGAATCTAGATCCAAATCACTATATAAGAATTTTAATCCTACACCTGATTTATCTCCAGTGTTATCATTTTGCATATCTGCTCCAGCACCATCTTCATATGCATCTTTTCTTAATCTATCTAATAATGAATTAGTATTAGCTCCATCATATTTAGTTTCTAATGAACTTACATCTCCATCAGGATCTACTATAACAGCTCTATATTTACTTATATTATCCATTAAATCTTTTAAATCTGTTCCACCATATCCTTTAAATACTTTAATTACATCAGGAATATCTATAATAATATCTACCATTGCACTTATTAATGCTTCATATTCATCTTGATATGATTTAATGTATTTAAGTAATGATTTTTCTTCTTCATTATATTTTAATGGTACCCAAGGTAATATATCCCAAACCATTTCTTGTGGTTCAAATACTATATTTCCATTTTCATCTAACTTATAAGTAGTTTCTACTATATTACCATTATCATCTTTAATTTCTTCTGTAGCTGGTTTATATAATATAAAGTTACCTTCTTCTTTAGGTCTTTCTGAATCTCTAGTAAATCCTTTATCTTCTTTTATATAATGAATTACTCCTTTATGAGAATAATAATCAGCATAAGTAACAGTTTTCTTTTCATCACCTTTATATACTTCTATATCATAATAATGTATTAATTGATCCAATTTAGTATGTTCTCTATCTGCCCAGAAAGGTTTTACTTGATTTCCTGGAACTCTTCTAAAACATAATTCCCCATTTTCATCATAATAAGGATTAATCCAGTTAATACCTTCTTTTATTGATTCTTTTAATAGATTAAATACTAATCTATAGAATGGTTTAGTAAAATATCTATCTTCTAATAATGCTTTATAATCATCTTTATCTGTTGTTATACTAAATGGTTTACCTAATAAATATGTTACTTTTTGTCTTGTTAATTTACGCATAAAGTTTTTATGTAGTTTGGCATTATGTAATTTATTGTTTTTACCTGATTCTGTACCAGCATAATCAAATCTCTCTTTTTTATCTATTTCTGATTCATTATCAAAATACTTAATACCATCTATCATTAATTTTCTTTCATTTGAATCTTTAAATTCATTATAGACTTTATTTACTAATTTATCTACTTCTATATTTGTAGCTGAAACATTATAAGTATCTATAGTATCTTTTTTGATATCTTGATCTGTATTAGTATATACTATTTGATCTCCACCCAAACTATTATTTAACATTGATCTCTTTTTTGGCATAATCTATTCCTCCTATCACATTATAATTATATGTTTCTTCCCATCTTGAACATTCTGAGCTGATCCTTAAACAGCAAAATAAGAATAATAATATCATCTTTTACCTCTTTTCTTTGTTAATACCTTATTATCTCCTAATGAATTTAATTCTCTCCGATAATTCATTAATTCCTTTTTAATCTCTTTTAATAGTTCTGTTTTAATATAAATAAGTCTTTTTAATTCCTTTTCTCTATCTCTTTCTTCTTTATTCATATTAATCCTTTCTAGAATCTAAATGATCTTACTCTTACACCTTCTGTTGCATATCTTAATGCATCCATTAAGTGGTTGAATTCATCTATTGGTTCATTTAATAGTTTTTCTGTATCTTTATCTTTTTTCCAAGCGTAATTATTTAATTCTATTATTAAATTCTCACATTTTGGATGTACTATTAATTTATAATCTTTTAATCTACTAATACCTTGTCTAATACTATCTTTACCTTTTAATGCTGCTCTTGCTCCATTAATTCCATAATATTTTAATTCATCTATTGATTTTGGCTCTGCTGAATCACATCTTATTATTTCTTTTTGATATCCTTTGTAATGAAGCATTTCTGCTAACATCTTATTTGTCTGTCCTACTTTATAGAATTCATCAAATATATATATTCTTAGATTCTCTTCATCTACTATACAACTTACTAATGCCGCAACATCATTTGTATAACCAAAGTCTAATCCAAATCTCATCTTTAGATTTGTTTTACCATTAATATTTACTGATTTTCTTATTATATCTTTATAATCAAAATTCATTGTTGTCCAATTAGTGAATATTAATCCTTCTGATATTCCCCAATTACCTAAACCTTCTATATTAAATGCTATTGGATTATTAACTCTTGTTAAATTAAATAATCGTAAGTCTTCTTCATCTAAAAATTCATTACATGCATATATTGTTGTTCCTACAAATATACTTTCCATTTTATTTGTAGCCCATTTATTTATTGTTTTTCTTTTACCTGCATTATATTCATCTAATTCATCTTCATTTATATTTACATCAGGACATTTATCAAAGAATCTTCTCTTTAACCAACTTTTATCTGACCAAGCATTGAACGTAAATGTTATTTGTTTCCATAATCCATGAGATTCTAATTCTGATCCATCAGGCATTTTACCACGAATAGATTTATCTACTTTATCAAAATCTGATTCTGATTCTATCTGGAATGCTTCTTCAAACCAAGCCCAACATAATACACCATGTGGAACTGAAAATGATGTAATATTAAGTGGATCATCAAATCCTCTGAAGAATATCTTTTGATTAGTACTTTTTCTAGTAATAGTTAAATCTCCATTATCTGATTCTGAGTAATACCAATCTCCTTTTACCTTTAATCTATTTATAGCCCATATTAGATCATTTCTTGTAGATGTTCTATGCGTATTTAATCTCTTTCTTATTACTACTAAATTAGATTCAGGATATTTCATCATATTACTAATATACCATAATGCTGTAACTTTACTTTTCTTTGAACCTCTGGATCCTTTAATAACTCTATAACGTTCTCTACTATACCAAAATGGTTCATACTCTCTACCTATTATAACATTCAAATCCATCTCAGAATCTCTATTAGGGTTAGTAACATCTGATATAGTTGAAGATAAAGCTTTATTAGATAATACTCTATAATACTTACTTATATCTGCATATATATCCATTTAATATTTCACCTTCTCCTCTTAGTTTATATTAAATAAATATTTCGTATAAAATGTTTATTGTTTCTTTATACTCTTTATCTATTATTATTATATTCCTTTATATTATTATTTTATGTTTTTCTTTTATATATATTTTATATTTATTTTATACTTATTTCTTCTCTCCGCCGCAAAAGCATTTTTTTCATAAAAAAAGAACTAATTACTTAGTTCCCATTCAAAATACCATTTAGTTAACCATCTATGTTTTACTTTATATATAAATCCACTATCATATCCATCTGAATAATAATGTATTTCTATTACTTTTCCGCTTTTGCCTTTCTTATTCTTTACTATATCATCATAATGGAATTTATTTTCTTCTATTTCACCCTTAAATATCATTTTTATATTCCTCCAATATGTTTAATATATTATCTATTACCGCTATTCCATAATCTACTTCTTTTACATTATTATAAAATGGATTAGGATCATCACATTTTCTATTTAATAATGTTGTTCTATAATTTATTATTCTATCTTCTAAAGATAATAATTGATTCTCTTTATATATTCTTCCGCCTATGTTTGGTTTATCTGATAAAAAGAATTTAACTACTGACATATCTCCAAATCCTATTCCTGTTGTTTCATTAGTAAATAGATTTAATTGTCCTTTTATAAATGGATCTTCATCTATTCTTTGGATCTTGTATCCATTTATATATTTTCCCTCTAGATGTTCTTTTAGATATTCTTTAACTGTCATTATCTTCTCCTCCTAACGCTTGATATGTTACTTGTTTAACATCATTATAAGTTCCTTTTAAAATATCTTTTATCTCTTCTTCTTTATATACTCTATTTTTGTATGTACTATTATTTAATCTTTTTTGTTCTCTTTTTATTTCTGCAAATAATATACTTCTATTTCCACTATTTTGTAATTTACCTGTATTAGCATTAAATATTCTTAATATTTCCCAAGCATTATTTATATCTCTACGTTCTTCGCGCACTTTCTTTATTTCTTTTATTATTCTACAACATTCTGCTGCATTTAGATTATTATTTTCTATATAATGATATAAATCACTTAATCTACTATCTACATTACTTTGTTGATCATGTATTATATCATTTAATTTCTCTACTTTATCTAATAAAGCAAATGCTTGGGAGATATTGGATATTAATTCTTCCATATCTCACCTCATCTGTATAGGTAATATATTATTATTATTTCCTCATTACCTTTTCTTGTACTTGTTTTTACTTTCTTATTAAGTAATTTATCTATATCTAATAATTCTTTTCCATTTTCTTTAAAATATGCTACAGAAGTTATTTCATCTGCCATTAAAATGATATTATTACATTCTCTATTATCTAATATACATTCTTTTATTGTCATATTACTCAACTCCTATAACTTTAATTGTTGTATCTTTTACTGATTTACTATTACTAACAAATAAATCTATTCTATCACTGTGCATTGCATGTCCACAACTATCTAATACAATTGCTTCATATCTTACGCCATCTATTTCTATTGTTATTTCATCCCAATATTTATATGTATGAACTCCTTCTGATAATGTAAATCCATAATTTAATAAGTATTTAGTTGCTGTTGCTACAACTAATTTACCATCATAAGTAAACCAACCATATTCATTTACTTCAAAGTCTTTTACTCCTTTTCCTGATCCTGTTACTGTTCCACTTTTGCAATCATCTCCTGGATAATAACTTGTCATTCTTGTTTCATAAAATACTTCTTGTACTTCTTCTTCAATTGGTTCTTCTTCTACAACTTCCACTATTTCATTTTGTGTTTCTGCTAAAACTATTTCTTCTGCTTTAGCACTTACTTCATTTTTTGTACCATTAAATATTATTACTAATATTGGTATCATTATTAGTATTGCTACTAATGTTTTTCCTCTCTTATTTAATCTGTACTTTTTGCGTTTTTGGCTTTTCTTTTTCATAACTTTTTCTCCTTTATTCTCTTATTACAATATAATTATACCATACTTTATGGAAAAAATCAACCATAAAATTAAAATTTTTTAAACTTTTTTAATAATCTAAATAATTTATACAAATATTATAATTGTAATTAGGATCATAGTCTGCTATAAAGCATTTATTATATCTCTTTAAGTCTATAACTGTTTTAGCAATTATAAATACAATAGCTGCGAATAATAATATACCTATTAATATTAGAATGTTTTTAATGATTCCTATCTTTCCCTCTTTCCACATTTTACCACTCCTTTATATTTATATTATATCCTCTAATAATATTATACGACATTTAAGCAATAAAAAAGTAGCATTGGTTAGATGCTACAAATAAAGGTTTTTACCTCTCAAGATACCAAGTTAGATAAAGAAGACTTTAAATAAATGGATTGAAAGGTAGGTTAGCCATCTTTAAGGTATTACCTCATTGATGACATATTAGGTCAGGAGGTTTGGTCTTGCACCAAATGAATATCTTTAATTCCACCTGATTCATTGCCTTTTTAATACAAATGTATTTGGAAAGGCATAACCGCTCTCCTATCATCCCGATAGAATATCTTCCCTTACAACTAAATAGCAGCTTTATCAATATCCAAATAATAGAAAGGAGGATATGAAAAAATGAAATCCGTTGTAAGTTGTTGTAATAATATTATATGTGATCTGGGAAGGATTTGCACCTTCATCGCTGGTCGTCGTTTTGCTTAAATTGGATATCCACCCGGCTCTACTATTGAGCTACCAGATCATATTAATGAGATGCAATATAATATGAAAAGGATTTCTTAATTATATTCATCTCCGCAACCATGCTCTTATTCTTGACTCAGCCATCTAAGCTCGCAACTGCTTTCGACCTGGACCTACTAGGTGGAGTTGGTTGACCTACGTACCTAGGCTAGTCTATACATTTACTATAAGCTCACTCTAGTAGCTATACCGGCAAGCGCTATGAGTTATTGCTATATAGAAGGTCGTTTTTAACCTTATATGTAATTGGAAAGGAAGCTACCGCTATTACTGTATCCTTTTACTCTAGTTCACTACACGTTTATAAGCGTTCTTACATACTAGAAACCAATTTAATTAATCAAACATATTATAAGCCATTTTACCTAATTTAATCAAGAACATTTCTTGTTGCTTATGTAATTGTTCATTTAAGCTAGCTATTTCTGATTCTGCATTAGTAAGCTTAAATTGAAGATCTGATACTTGTTGAATTAATTGTGCATTATTTTCTTTCATTCTTTTATATTCTTCTTCTTTGTATTGTGAATCATCTACAATTAATTCTTCAATATCCATTTGTTCTTCTATTTTATTTTGATTCTCCATCTTCTTCCTCCTCTTCAGGATAATCTCCTTCACAGATTCTATCTAAAATAAACTTAAATAAAATCATTAAGTTTTCTGTAGGTCTTCCTTCTAAGTTAGATATTATTTGTAATACTGCTCCTGATAACATATTTAATACTTCTCCATTATCTCCACTAAATTCAGTATCACAATTGAATCCATCTTCTTCTCCTTGAATCTTGACATTGATAAAAGGATAATCTTCTTTCTTTGCATGTTTTGGTTCATGTTGTTCTTTGTTAGCAAATATTTCATCTAATGAATCTGATATATTTTTCATTATTTCTTCTTTATTTGCTCCTTTACCATTAATAATAACTGTCTTTTCCATAATATTTTCTCCTCCTTATATATTATACGACTTTACTTTTTCTTTTCTTCTTTTTTTGCTTTTTTATTGGCTATTCTTTTATTCTTTTTCTCTTGAGCTTTATATAATGCATTTCTTTCTTCTCTTGCTGCTTTTAATAATGTTCTTAATCTTTTGTTTTCTTCATTTAATCTCTTTATTGTTAAAGGATCACCTAGTTTATCTAATACAGCTCTATATACTTCATTAGCCATTGTTTCTTTTAATAGTTCTAATTCTCCTAAAACTGTATTATATTTCTTTCTCCAGTACCATTGAGTTATTTTATTGTCCTTTTTATGAACATATTCATCTGTGAACCATTTCTTTAGTTCTGTAAACATAACCTACCTCTCTCCTCTCAATATTATTATACGACATTATTGTATTTATTGAGATTTGATCTGTATTCTTCTAATAATCCAGGAGATTCTAATACATATGTAGCAGTCATATCTGCTATTTGTAATATTAATGCTTCAGGATATTTATCATATAATTGACTTGGATTAAAGTATTGATCTGATACCCATCCTCCCATATGACCTCTTATCATTGCTATTTCTACATCTGATAGTTGTATAAATTGTTGAGCTATTATTATACTTTTTTCTGCATGACCAATAGGAAATAAATCATTAACTGTATATACTTCTTTTTGTACCCATTGACCATTTTCTTTTACATTTCTCATTTCCATTTGATAGAAATTAGTTTTACATATATCATGTAATAATGCTGTTATAATAAGAGTATCTGGTTGAATATTAAATAATTCTATTAATTTATGCTGTTTTAAACATTCATTATATACATTTAAACTATGTTCTAATAAACCACCTTCATAAGATCCATGAAACTTTGTACTTGCTGGAGCTACTTTAAAATCACTATTATCTAAATATGTAATTAATTCTTCTACTCCTTGTCTTTTAGTTTGTCTTAATAAATTACAAAATATTTCCCAATTAGTTATAGTGGACTTGTTCTCGTTTTTCATATGGATTAAACTCCTCCTCTGCTAATATTAAATTATATGGAACACAATTTTCTTGTTCTAATGCTATTTCTCTTCCTATTATTTGATCTAAGAAAGGTTTAATTTCAGTTTTCTTCTTTAATCCATATTTCATAAAGTTAACAGATCCATGATATACTAATCCTTTATAAGTTTGTATAAATAAGAATATAGGATAATGTATATTCTTTCTATTAACTGCTACTACCCAACCTTTATATATTTCTTCAACTATAAATGGACTATTCCATTTCTTAGTTTTTATTGAATCACCTATTTCATATTTTTTAAGTTTACCTACCATATTATTCCCATCTTCCTTCCTAAGTTTTTAGTTCTAAAATTATAATATAAATTATATTTAAAATACATCCATTTTTCTTTAAAACTTATCTTTTCTCCGCACATCTTTTTTGTATTTCTTTCTTTTGTTATTCTATAATGATTCTTTTTTATATCTAAAAATCTATTATACATTGTTATATATTCTTGCATTTTATTAATATCATTTTCTGTCATTGCTTTAACTATTGGACTATCTGACCAAAAGAATAATGAAATACTATCTAAAGTATAAGCTGTTGGATCTTTTAATATTTCTTTAAATATTTCTTCTGAAATAAAATATTTTTGTGTATTTATTTTATATAAGTAACCTGTTTTATCACTATAAATATAATATTTATCAGGTCCAAATTCATTTTTTCTTATTAAGTTATAATGATTATAAGTACTTTCTACTGTAAATAATTCAAGTGTTTTATTTACTATTCTACCTACAACAGGTTTATTCATTATTACCACTACCTTCTTTCTGGTCTCTTATTGTAAATGCTACATTTTTATCTATTTGTATATTATCATTATGCATCTTTAGTAATAATAATGCTACTGTTTGTTCTTGTTGATAATCTAATAGAACTTCATGAAATTCTCCGTTATCATTATAAAATACTAAGAATTTCTTTGGTTCCATTTTAATTTCTTTCTTTTCTTTATCTTCCATATCCTAGATCCTCCTTATAATCTTTAGAATGTTTTTGTCTTTCTTCCCACTTTTCTCCTCTTAATTCAGGATAATTCTTTTGTAATTTAGTATTTAATCTAATTATTGATGCCATTGATGGTAATTTTATTTGATTTGGATCCTTTTTATCCTTATGAAAGAATTGATATAATGAAGTATTTCTAATATATTCCTTACCCATTATTGTAGAAATACAAGCTAAATATAGATCATCTATATCATCTCTTAAAAATTTATATTCAGTTAATAAATCTTTAACTAAATCTTCATATCTTCCTATATCACTTTTTACTGCTGGCATCTATAATCACTCCTTCTGGTTGTTTTACATCTACAAATGTAATATTAACCGAATTATTTGTATTACCATTTCTATCTACTATATTATATCCGTACATTCTATTAAGTTCTTGTACTGATGTTAATATTATACGATGTATTGATTCACTAAAATGTCCTTCTTCTATCTTTTTCTTAGCTAATTGTATTTCTTCATTTAGTAATGCTACTCCTTTATTAAAATCATAAGCATTACCTATTACATTAGATTCTCTTAATTCAGTAAACATCTCAGCTAATTGCTTTTTAATAAGAGGATGTTCTTGCATTTTCTTTAAAAGCATTCTTTGATTTCCTATTGAATATGTTGCTCTTGATGGAAATACTTCTAGCATTGCTTCTAAAGGTTCTTTTCCACTAACAACTAATTGACAGAATTTCTTTTGATTATCTGTTAATGTTTTTCTACCTCTATTACTTTTTGGCTTTTCTTCTTGCATTAAAACAACCTCCTACTCTTTTCTTTTGATCTTTCCATCATTAATCTTTTATAACATAAAGGACCATAACCTAATACTTTACTTTGGGGAGTTTTTAGTCTTCTTCCACATTTAATACATCTTTCTTCTGCTTCATATTTGTATTCTTTTTTTATCTTTTTCATAAAATCACTCCTATCAACCATTCCCAAGCATATTCTGGTTTCATTAATCCTTTTCTAATATTAATATCTAGATCATTTATTAACCATCTAATATCTAATAGGTCACTTTTATTATACGACAAATTGTAATTTCTCAATTCTTTTACTCTTCCCCAATAATTACCTGCATTATATGCTATTGTAGATCCTTCCCATTTACCATATATAGTAAAATATAAGCAAATACTTACTGTTGAATACAATTCAGGTAAATAACCTAATATATTAGTATTTTTCTCTTTAATTATTTTATAATATTGCGATAATTGATATCTATTATTGGTAATAAATGCATCAGCAAACTCTTTTGGAGTAGGTTCTATTTTTCTATCAAAAAATAACATTGCATAGGTCATTGCATCTATTGCATCATCATTAGATTCTGTATAATGATTATATTTATTCATTTCTTCTATAATTGCATTATAACTATTATCACAATTAAATCTTATTCTATTCGCAAAATCTATTTTTATATTATGATTTGCTTTATTTATGTATTTTAATGCTATATCATCAGTTACTTTGTTAAATATAGTAATATAATCTTCAAATATTTTTCTAAAATCTCCCTTTTCAGGTATTTCATCATAAACTAATACTACTGTATTCTTTTTACTTAATCTAAGTAATCTTATAAATTGTTTTTCTTTTTGTTTTAGAAAATCCATATCATTATATACTACATAAGTAACATTAACTTTGAATAAACTTTTCTTTTCTAATTCTTTAAATAGATCCTTTACTGTTTCAACATATTTTAATTTACCTCTTAATTCTGCTATTTTTTCATAATATATTTTTCTAATAGCATTTTCCTCTCCACCAAATACATATAGGTTTTGAGTTTGTTCATTCATTAGTTCTTGTTTTAAAGTTATTAGTGATTTCATCCTACCATCTCCATAAACATATTATGTAATAGCTGTTTATAGTTTGTTATTGCTACTTTATTCAGCGTATATTCAGCTTTTTCT